AAAGCAGGATATTGGGCTTGTAGAATTCCTGCATTCGCAAAACAATTAGGATTACAAGGTGGAGGAAAATTCTTTTGGTAATGACTAAACAAGAAAAGATTCAATTATATCTAAGAGTATTAGAGGTATTTCGTGCCTTACACACAAAAAAATACATCAGATAATTCCTTCATAAGACATTTCTCGAAAGATGTTGAAGATTCCGAATTAATCTGGCATAGAGATAAGGAAGATAGAAGAGTTAAAATACTAGAAGGAATCGGTTGGAAGATACAATTAGATAATTCGCTTCCCCAGGAATTAATTAAAGGAAAACAAATATCAATTCCTAAAATGGTTTTCCATAGATTATGGAGAGGAATAGACGATTTAGTAATAGAAATAGAGGAATCAGATGGCATTTAATCCTTCATCGATAGACCAAACTAATCCAGCTTTATTTAAACTTATATTCAATAAATTTCCAAATGTTGAATATTGGTCTTATAGCGTAAATGTTCCTGGTGTTACACTTGGTGAAGTTATACAACCAACTCCATTACTCGATTTAAAGTTGCCTGGAGATAAGTTAACTTACGATCCATTGGTTTTGAATTTCATAGTGCAAGAAAATCTTGCAAATTATATTGAAATCTATAATTGGTTATTCAAGATAGGTCATCCAGAAAATCTAGATTCTTATCGTTCTATTGCAAGAGCAAATCCAAATCTATCAAACAAAGCAAATATCTACTCAGATGCTACACTTTTAATCTTGTCAAATAAATACAATCCGGTGGCGAAAGTTACATTTATTGATGTTTATCCAACTGCTCTTTCTCCATTAACTTACGATGCATCAATTACAGATGTAACCCCAATTACAACTGATGTCACACTCAATTATTTGTATTATAAACTAGAGGCAATTTAATGTTACGATTTACAGATTTTATCACAGAAGCTCAAGGTTTAACTGGTAGAAAACCAGGAGAAACATTCACAGATAAAGATGGAAAAATTCTTATCTTTCAGAAAGTTGAATTTTTTGATAATCCAGAGGATGCGGGGGATGTTACTGATGCAACTCCAGTCAACAAGCCTCTATCTAATTTAACAGGCTTGGGTGTTGTTGAGTTTAAGAATGAATCAGGTGATACTGTTAGATTCGTAAAATACATTAAACCAAGAACTACTAAATGGGATAATTCTAATCCAAATTATTTTGAGTACAAATCGAAAGCAACTGCAAAAGAACAATCCGGTTTAAAACCATCTGACTTCTTGACGAAGATGGAAGGATTGACTTTTGATGGTATATTAAATCAAGTTGGTTCTGCTTTTGGAAAAGAATCTGGTTTATATATTGCAACAAAACAAGCAATAGAAAGTGAAAATAAAAGTAATTATCCTATCCAAATTCCTATTGGTAATCTATCTGAAACCGGCATTACAAATTACTTTGCTGAGATCTTACAACCAATTGCATTGATTAATGGAGATTATACAGGAAATGCTTTAGATGGTATTAAAGCATTGGTAAATACAGATGACATATCAGATTTCAAGATTAATTTTCCAAAAGGTGTTACTCAAGGTTTATATGATTCATATCTAACTTCAGGCGATTCACAGATTAATATTTCTTCTAAATTTGGGTCCGCTTCACAATCAGCAAAAGCAAGTGTGACAAATCTTTATAAGATTTATAAAGCTTACAAAGATAAAGATATGTTTGAAGAATTTGAAGATGCTGTTGAAATTGCAAGAATTATTACTGAAGTTGATGCAGAACAATCTCCAATTGATCTTGCCTTATTACTAGGATTAATCTCTCAGAAAGAGAAGAAGATTCTAACAGATTTAAGAACCAATCCTTCCATCAAATTAAATCCAAATATCATCAAACTTAGAGATACGATTAAACCTGGTTTAGGAAAGACTCCTCCGCCATTCTATCATGTACTTGCTGGTATTGCCAAATCTGTTGCAACAGCAATTAATGAATCGGACGATATCCAATTTAGCAGATTCGCATCATTACTATTGAACGGAACAGTTATTCAAGTCTATACAAAAGCAAAAACCAGAAATGGTATGGTTGTATTTGATAAATTTGATACAAAATGGCCTGATGATGCAGTAACAAATGTTTTGATCGAATCTGGAACAAGATATAAGACTGATAGAGTCGATGGAAAATTTGGTTATATTGTAAAATCAAAGTAAGAGGAAATATGAACCTAGAAAATTTCAAGGAAGTTTATCTAAAGACAATATCTGAATCGACAGATGATTCAGATCTCGAGAATTGGATCAGATCTATTGTGGAAGAAATTCTCAATGAAGAAAAATATGATCTAACAAATGATCTAACAAAAGATGCAAAGAAGTTGTTGGATATATTTGATAAGGATCCAATTGAATTCCAAGAAGTTATTATGAATTATCCTGAATGGAATAAATGGATTAGTGAAATTACAATTGAAGATAATTTACATCCAGACGATGATTTTGAACAAATTCAAAATCTAGCCATTGCAAAATTAGATAAGTTGTGGAAGAAGAATAATTGAGGAAAAGAAATGAACCTCGAAAACTTCAAAGAGATATACCAGAAGATTATAATAGAAAATTCAGATGAATTTGTAACGGATACCTTATAGAAGGATCTTGGGAAGACGTTGATCCAAAAACACAACCAAGTTGGTTAACAACAGACAATGCTAAGTACAGTAAATTTGGTGATGGTGATGAAGAATATTATGTTTACGATTTTGGTTCGGTAACACCAACTGAATTATAATAATTAAGGGAGGTCAGGCCTCCCTTAATTATATTTCTTACCGATTGTATATTTAGAAATAAGATCCCAATTAACCTTATCTGCATAAGGAATAATCTTTATCTTATTCAGTGAACAGAATACAGACATCTTTTCTGGATATCGATAAATCTTCTTTCCAGTTTCAACATCCTCACCTACATATTCCGCCCCAACAATATTACAAAGCCCCCACTCATGTAGCAACTTTGCGATAGTATTTCTTCGTGAAAGATCTGTCTCATCAAGACCAGAAGCTCTATTATCTAGAGTAAACAATTCTTTGAAATGTACGAGATAATACTTACCCTTCTTATGAAGAATGTGACAAGATTGATATAGTTTCTTATCTTTATTCGAAGAGATACCTACTCTTGTTAGTGTTTCTTTACAAAGAAGAAATGCTTCTTGATTATCTAATTCAACTTCTATAAACGTCTCAACCCAATTATTGTTTCTGTCATTCATCACTTTCGCCTTTTCTTGATGATCTCTTTGTACCACCAGTATCTAAATATTTTTTCATATTGTCTAGATCTTCAGAAGTAATCATATCAGCAATCTCTTTAGATTTGTTTATAGAAATACCATAAAACTTAGATATAATCTGAATATTTTCTGGTGGTTTTGAATTACTTAACCACTTAGAAAATCTCTTCTTCTTTTTGACGCTATACAGAAAGTATTTATATTGTAGAATTCGGTCTAAGTGTGAATTAGAATTAAGAAAGTTTGCATGAAGAATGGTTTCTGGATAGAAAGACATTCCTCTATTAATCAGAAATGGAACATAATCAGTTTTATTGTATTCATCAAGAAGATCTGTATCTTTTGTTACATTAATAGAATTAAGAATATCACCAAGCTTTGGCATCTTATACCTTCTTGAATAAACATTCTGACATAATATTAATGAACATCGCAGTAAGGTTAATTTCTTGATCAGCAACGAACGCAGACTTATAAGAGTAATCTGCAAGAATTACAATAGCTGTAGGAATTGATGACGGCTCAAGATAAGCTTCAAGATTATCAAAGACCAACCGAACAATCACATTAGGTTCAGAATCTAGATTCTCATTAACCCACTTCCTCATACCAGTAAAATCTTTCATACGAAGTGAATTGACTAGATCACGAATTGAAACATCTTGAATAGATGAAAGAGCGCCAACATCAATCTTTCCATTTGCAATAACATATCGTTGGATCTCAGAGATTGTTTTTCTGAAATCTGGAAAGAACTTCATGATAATTTCAGCCAGAACTTTCTTATCGAATTCAACAGATTCAGTTTCAAGAATACCTTGAATTCTCTTCATCATTTGAGCTGCTAATTTAGATTTTTGAGAAGATGGAATAGTGAATTCAAAAACAGTCAATCTTGAGATAAGTGGTTCAATAATCTTCTTCTTATAATTACAAGTAAGAATAAATCGACAGTTCTTAGAGAACTCTTCCATGAAGTTTCTCAGTGCAGGCTGAACTGCGGACGACATATAATCGGCTTCATCTAGAATAACAATCTTCTGGCCACCAGAAAGAGAAATCGCAGAAGCGAAGACTTGAATCTTATTCCTTAGTGTATCTATGTTTCCGTCTGCAGATGCATTAATAACCATGATATCACAATCAAGTTCATTACAAGCTGCCTTAGCAATAGTTGTCTTCCCCATACCAGGTTTACCAGTAAGAAGCATGTTGGGGATATCTTTATTCTTAACAAAGTTCTTGAATGAATTCTTAATATCTTCTGTAAGAACACAATCATCGATTACCTGTGGTCTGTAGCGTTCTACCCATAGTGTATTTTCAATCATATAATCCTCATAAAAATGAATGACGGTATATTTTATTATACCGCCGCAAACTCAAGAAAGTAAATGTTTAGTTGAACTTTGAATCAGCTTCTGCTGCAATGTAATAACGAACATCATTATTCATATGCTTGAATCGAGTAATTCCCTTATTAGAAATTGTAATTTGATAATCACCTTCAAGTAACTTCAAATTAGAAATTTTCAAATAAACAGTAAACTCAGAATTATTGATTCCTGAAGTTTTTGTAGACCAGGTATTTGTAGAAGAATTCGTCTTATCAAGAACTTCAAGTTCGATCATATCATCTACAGAGGAAATCTTAAGATCATCGACACCTAGAATCGATGCAGACTTGGTGATCTTCTTGAGAGTTTCTTCTGACATCTGAAGTGTAATATCTTCAGATGGCATAGTGATACGCTTTGATGGTGATGAGATCAGATCTGGATTACAATAGAAAATCTTAGTCTTATCATTATCATTAGTGATCTCTACAGAGACACCAGTGAATTCCATTGTTGGTTTATCGAACAGAGTTGAAACGAAATTCAACATTTGTCGAAGATCGTAGATCGCAAAATCTACAGGAAATGTATCCGGAAGAGTTGCTTCTGCCAAGACAGTCTTTCCTTCTGTCATAGTTCGAATCTCGTTACCAGACTTCACTACAAGTCCATTATTGATGCTGGCAAAATTAGTAAGGACTTTGACTGTAAATGGATCAAGAGTCAATTGTGTTTTTGTTTTTGTATTCATATTAAATCACCTTTATATATTATACTATATTATCTACTTGTAATCAAGTTTATTTTCTAACTATCGTGTAGGTTAGAACTTGTGGAAAGTATTTCTTAATGAAGTTCTTATTCAGATTCTTATAAGGATTCTTCTTTTGGATAATGTTATTGTAGACCAAATCGGATTCTTCCGCATACATACTCTCTAGAATCTGTGCCAGCTTCTGTCGTTTACGTTCTAGTGGAAGTGGATTATCTTTCGTAAAGATATATAATCGTTTCATCTCATGATCTAGAGTTGAATCAGAGATACCTGCTTTATTATGTTTGGTTGTGTATTTGATATCTTTAAATTTATCAAATTCAATATTCTCATTATGAAAACATGCGAGAACCTTGTATAACGATTCTCGCATATGAATCTTCAGGAACTTAGCACGCTCTTCTTGATCTTCAATATCATTTGCTAATCTTAGCACTTCAGGAATTGCTTTCTGATACATCTTAAAAATCTCCAATTTTATTCAATAGATTCGACAATTTATGTGACATCAAATATCTATATATTTGTGTGGAAGTTGGTTCGATCGGTTTACTGTATTCGCCCAATATCTCTTCTTTCAGATCTTCTGGAATACAATCAAAATCTATCAAATATTTATTACGCATATAACCAGCTAGTTCTGAAGAAGTCATGATAGACTCAGGTTTTGCGCAAGAGAGAATTTGTTCGATCTTCTTCTTGGTTAATCTTCTCTGTCTCTTACCTTCTGTCACAAAAGTATCATCATCAGATAAGAAATTAGGAACACCGTCTCCAGAATCACCATTCAAAACCTTTTCAAGAAGATATCTCTTAGGATTCTGTTCTTTAATCCATGATTTCATGATAGTTGAATACTGCGAAACATTAGGATACTTTTGTAATTGAACGAAGTCTTTATCTCCAGATACAATTAGAATCTTCTCGGAAGAAGAAAATTTTTCAGTCAGAGTCGCAATTACATCATCTGCTTCACATGTAGGAATCTCGAGATAATGGTATGGGAAGTTTTCACGAATCTCTGTTTTGATCTTATTAATTGTTTTGAAGATAACGTTCCAATCAAAGATGGAAGAATCACGTGATTTCTTTCTATTCGCTTTATACTGAGGAAAGATATCTTTCCTCCAATAATTGAAAGAATCGGAACATAGAATGAGTTCACCGTAATCATCGCCAAACTTAGACTTAACTGACCGGATAGAATTGAGGATCATGTGTCGAAGGAAATCTTCTTCAATCTCATCGTTCTTAGTTATATTAATTTGTTGCATTATATTTGATACAACAATTTGATTTAAGTCTAGTAGAATCATGGTTACCTTTTACTTATACAATGAAAAATGGGGTGTTTCCACCCCATTTATGAGACACAAACTTATTCGGTTTCAGTAGTCGCCACAGAAGTTTTCTGCTTCTTCTTCGCAAGAAGATCCTTCGCCTTCTCAAACAACTCTTTCTTTGAAGCCGCCTTCTGGATATTCTTCTTCACGGAAGAAGTAATTCGTTCGGCAACTTCAACTTCCTCGATTTTCGGCGTCTTCGCCTTCTTGGTCTTTGGCGCAGAATCAGTCGACTTCGGAGCCTTTGGAGCTTTCGTGGTTGCAACCGGGACGATTTCAACAACACCTTCCCACGGCGACTTACCAGTCATCCAAGCATCCGGAATCATGTACTGTCCCTGACCAATACGAGTCATCTTACCATAACCCTGACCCTGGGAAGCGAACATCGTTTGACCGATAGGATTAGTCTTACCAATCTGTTCGACGTTCGCACGACTAAACGTCTTTGTGTCCACGAAAGTCTCCATCAGAGAATCCACAAAAGCCTTCAAAGCCAATTCACGAGAAACCTTAACACGAGCCATAATTAATTTTCCTTTTCTGGGAATTTTCCCTACTCAACTATTATACTAGAGGCGTCGGTGATTGTCAAGGAATCACCGAAAAATTTTACACAAAAGAATCAGGACGAGGCAATTTCGCATGGAGATCGTTCAGACTCAAACCTTTCGAAAGACGATTCCGGTCAGAAATATTCGCATCCCAACTACGTTTTCCACTTCTTGATCGACTTCGGAGTCCCAGGCTTGCATTGAGTGACTCCACCACCATTCGCAAGATACTTCGATAGAGCTTCGGTGTTTTCCTTAGCAATCTGTTCGAGGTACTGTTTTTCAGTGATCATCAGATTTCCTTATAGAACCATTATAGCGTACTCAAAGAATCGAAGCAAGTTTTTTCGAAAGAATATCTGGTTTAGAATGAGTGACTTGAAATTTATTTCAAGACTGTAGATCCAGAGACCGAAGCGTTCCCAGAGACCGAAGCGTTCCCAGAGACCGAAGCTTCCCCAGAGACCCAAGCTTCCTCAGAGACCGAAGCGAACCCAGAGACCGAAGCGGTCCCAGAGACCCAAGCGGTCCCAGAGACCCAAGCGTCCCCAAAGACCGAAGCGTCCCCAGAGACCAAAGCTTTCCCAGAGACCGAAGCGGTCTCAGAGACTCGAGCGTTCCCAAAGACCCAAGCGTCCCCAAAGACCCGAGCGTTCCCAGAGACCCGAGCGTCCCCAGAGACCGAAGCGAACCCAGAGACGACAGCGTTCGGTCCAACGAACGCTGTCTCCTCTACTGTCGCTGTATTCTCGACCCAGCCTCCTCCGTTCGGATGCTGATGCCAGGTCTCGAGCGTTGCGTCAGGAAAGATAGATTTCAGTTGTTCAAATTCCATAGAACCATTATACCTCGAACGGATCACAGGACAAAGTTTTTTCGAAAGAATATTCTCTTTGTTGTCAATCACTTGGCGCAAGTCATTGATTCTAAAGAGAATATAGTTTAAATGCAAAAAATGAGCCTTTCGGCTCCCTACAACATTTTCCGTTTAAGATAATATACACACATCATCATACTTGGAATAATCATTGACCAATTTCTTGGTGAAAGTATTCCATGTATTGGACAAAATAAGAATTCGTATAAATCATTTAACATATAATTTTGGAACCCCTACCAAGACTTGAACTTGGATCTTTAGTTTCGTAGACTAGTGTTCTTTCCGTTGAACTATAGGGGCATTTGGTAGTCACACTCGGATTCGAACCGAGAACCACTTGCTTATAAGGTAAGCACTCTAACCATTGAGTTATGGAACTATTGTTAATCGACTTTCTTTTCTAAAGAATCATTCTGTGTCTGTGAAGACACTGCATTCTTAATCATCAAGACATTAACAATATTCCCTGAGCAATAAATTAGTTGATCTGGCCTCCAATTAATATCCGCATACACACAATAAAATTGCGTTTTGCTATTAGATTCTTGAGAGATATAATATGATTCCTGTTTTCCTGAATACAAGAAACTTACAGTAAATAAGGCTATTACACCAATCGTTACAATATATCTCAATATATTCCAAAAAATATCAAGATCATCTATAAAATTATTCATACATATATTCCTTAATTGAATAAGAACTCAGACCACTCTGGTCTTGATTCTCCTTTATTTCTCAATATTGTTGTGTGAGTGTGGACTGTCAATTTCATTGGTTTCGACAACAATCTCATGCACGCTTCTTCGGGTGTCTTATCGGCTTTCTTAGAATTACACTTTCTACAAGCGGCAACTAAATTTTCCCAACGAGAAGATCCACCCTTTGATTTTGGAATAACATGATCTAATGTCAGAGTTCTTTCAGAGAAGATTCCCTGACAATATTGGCAAGTATATCTATCTCTGATGAGAATATTCTTCTTAGATAACTTATAAGATCTATTCGGTAATCTATGAAAATTGATTAGACGAATAACAGCCGGAAGAATCATTTCTGAAGAGATAGATTTCCATACTTGTTCTGTGTACTTCTCTGCCACAGCAACACCACGATAAATCAATTTTACAGCTTTCTTTACCGAAGTTGTTTGTATGGGCAAATATTGTGAATTTAAAACAAGAACAGTCATCTATCTCTCCATAAATTATTTAATATTTATCATCGTGCAAAATAAGCTGCCCACACAGATGAACGAGTTTCATAATCAAACCGAGAGACTAGCTTCCGAATTGCAGCCTTTCTCGCATTTTCCTTAACATCTCGATCCTTAGGATGTTTCATTGCTACACCGATATAATCAGGTTTGGAATAATTTTGATCTTTCTTATTTCCAAGATCTTCAAATAACATTGCTTTTGTAATCCTACCTGAATTCATTTCTGCACGCTCATCCATAGAGTAAGCGAAATCAAGAACATAATTCTTTCCATATACATTCACTTTAATCATAGTATTCTCCCATATTTATTTTAACTTAAAAATACAATTTAGTCAATCCCAAGAATCATCTTTCGATATATGGAGCGAGTTAAAATTGAATCATATACTGCTTCATGTAATCTAGATTCATCAACTGAGATACCAAAAGCCTTTGCAACAGTTGCCAATTTGAAATTTGGAAACTTAGATCTTTCTTCCTTCAAAAATTCCATAGCAAATGATGATACATCAATTGTCGGCCACCAAATCCAAGAACCATAATATTCATCTCCAGAATTAATAAAGAATTGTCTTAGAAATGAATCATCGAAATTTGAATTATACCCAACGAAAAAGAACTTATCTGTTTTATCAAACTTAGAAATATACTTCGAAAATATTTCAGTCAATAAGGCGTAACCTTCTTGTGGTTTATGAAATGTCTTAAGATCCTCTACAGTAAGTCCATTGATCTTCATAGATTCTTTTGAGATCAATTGATTTGGAAAGGGTTGTATCTTAATATCAAAAGATTCTTTGATTTCCCCATCAATGTCAATTAAACCAGCAATTTGGATAATTCCATGCTTAGATGGATCGATTCCGCTTGTTTCTGTATCACAAAAAAGATATTTCATATTATTCTCTATATTAAGTGGTTAGGGTGGAGAGAATCGAACTCCCATACTCCGAGTCAAAGTCGGATGCTTTACCATTAAGCTACACCCCATCAAAGTTGGAGCTGCGAGACGGGATCGAACCGTCAATCTGCAGTTTACTAAACTGCTGCTGTACCATTGAGCTATCGCAGCACCCTCTATTTATTAGAATGCGAAATTTCGCATAACTAATTTCGTTTCTTCTTTGATCAAGACCAACTTATCGCCAGCAGAATTAACATAGACGACTTTTCCAGAAGGATCTAACACAACAATTTCATTTGGCGAGAAAGTGGTTTGACCATACATCTCACCATCACCCTCAACAATATAATAATTTAGTAGCACATTATTAGTAATAGGATTTCCAGTATATATTTTCTCAACGCTACCTTCTTGGATATTCAACTCACGGTTTGGTGTGAACTCGATCTTATATTTAGAAGGAGAAACGAATTCCATTTTGGTGTTAATAACCTTAATTACTTCATTTGCTGTTTCGTCATATCGATTCATTTCTTCAACAATAGCTTTCAACATATCGAAATTGAAGTTATTGAATGCCATTGATAGATTACAAACTGAATTGATATTAGACTTGTTGATTAGATTTTCTTCACAATAATCACGAACGAATGATACTTCTAGTCCAGTAAAATCTAGCATGTAATAGATTCTTCCTGGTCGATTTTTCATATTATAATCAATCTTGAATTTATCATTACAAGTACAAATAAACATTTTCTTGGTTGGATAAACACCATCGAAAAGCGTTAGAATAGCTTCTTGAGCCTCTTTCCCCGAATAAACTTTCTCGAATTCGTCGAAGAAAATAATTGCAGATTGTTTAATTGATTGAACGAAAGTGTTAAACGTGTCGCCAAACCATGGTTGACTAATGATGATAGTCGGAATTCCTTGTTCGGCTGCAGAAATACAGATAGCTTTTGCTAGAAGAGATTTTCCCGAACCCTTTTCACCACACAAAATAACACCAGTTGAAGATTCTCGATCGTTGAATGTATTCAGAATTCGATCACGATTCTTTGTTAGATCGCCATACAATTTATTAGGAATGTCAAAAGATTCAATATGATTCAAAGAAAACTCATTCTTCATAGTATCATAATTAACATTATAAGTTCCTGCTGGTAACATCGTTCGCACATCTAAATTCTCATTCGATGTAACTCGATAATTACTCCCATTCTTAACAAATAGACTCATGATTATTATCCTTTACTTATTATTCAATTTGGTGGACGAGGAAGGGATCGAACCGTCGGTCTTTCGATTATCAGTCGAACGCTTTACCTCTAAGCTACTCGTCCACTACAATACTATTATAGTATATTTACAACAAAAAAGCAATGGCGGAAAATACAAGATTCGAACTTGTGCATCCCTTTCAGGACGACCACTGATTAGCAATCAGGTGCAATACCACTCTGCCAATTTTCCGTCTTTAATTATTTTCGATTATATTCTTCCCAAAATCGATCATTGCGTATAGTTAAACCTATTAACCAATTACCATAAGATATAACTTCAGAATCATAATCTCCTGGATAATCGAATAGATAATCTACCAATTCATTAATCAATCCAGTAAGATTCAAATCTTTCAACATAGATCCATATTCTGTTTTAATATCAATTGAATCTGGCGTATAACAAACTATATCACAAATAACATCAATTACATTGCCGTCTCCAAATTCATACAATCTAGTGAGTTGTGGACCGATTTTGAAGTCTTCGTTGGGACTCAACTTACTAATAAATTTTTCAGTGCGTTTTGAGATAAACATATTATTTTAAAGTTAACCAGTGTGCTATTACGCCAAAGAATCCATAGTAGAATTACCAATCTATTTCTAGACTTTATGCGGCCAAGTATTAGACATTAATATTCTACAAAGATTTACTGATACCCATGGTAATCTTTCAACCATATTGGCCGGAACTACGATTCACTCTTTAAAGGATGGACGCCATTAATCCCACCTTCTGGTTATTTGTGGAGGAGGATGATAGCATCGAACTATTATCCCGTTAGAGATACTACAGTTTTCTAGACTGTGTGGGGAGCCAACCCCAGCATCCTCCTAATCTATTCCGCTCCAAGGTCTCAAATTATGTCTTTCTGAAAAGAGTTTAAGATCGTAGATAACTTGTTTTCCTTTTTCAGATTTCATGAATTTATTAATATTGAAATAGGTTCTTCCTTCATGTGTGACCCATATCATTGGGCCTTCTCCTTTCTTAAAGGATTCCATCATTTCTAAATCAATATCACGAAAGAAATTCGTAATGAACTGTATCATACAAATTCAACCTCAAATAATTTCTCAAATTCGTATCGATATTAATATTTATTGATGATTCATCAAAACTATTAATCATATCAGGCATTATTCTGTAAGAGTGTCCGACTACTTGATTTAAGTTCTCGATTAATTCGAAATTTCTCCAATCCAACCAAGTGATACCACCGATTTTCTGAAAACCACCACGATCCTTTCCAGCACCAAATAATGGATCATTAATTCCACTGATAAGTTTAGCCATAGTACTCTGTTCTAGATTATTGAACCAGTCAGAAACATTATTGTCTTTTAATATATCAGAAAAATTAAATGGGACAAATGAAGGATGCAAACCAGCATGAGAGAATAAAAAATGTTTATCTTGAATCATCTCATATTTGAACGGACGAAGTTTTCGAATTACTTGTTTATCTAAAAATTTATCAACAATAGATTGCTTTTGGAAAGACCAACCAGAACATCTGTAATTCGTATTCGAACTAATATAATGAATATCGTGATTTCCGATAAGAAAGGTATATCGTTCATTATTAATGTTATTGTTTAGAAACTTACACATTTCTGGTGTGTAAAAATCATAATCAAAAGAATCAAAGTAGTCGCCAAGAAAAATAATTTCTTGTGCTTCCTGGCATTCAGGAGTTTGAAGAATAGAATTCAAACGATCTATATTTTGGTGGATATCGGGAATTATAATTTTATGCATGTTAATTTCCTTGCACACTAGTTCTTTCACACTACTTTGATCAGAATAGTTTTCTACTATACTTCAATTATACCTTTAATGGAGGTTGATGTCAAGCATTTTTAGAAAAAAACTTTTACACACCGAACGGAACTTCTACAACTTCATAATGAAGTTTGAACTTCATTCTATCCGAGTAGATCTGTTCAGTTTTCGCAAATTCATCAGCCTCTTCTTTTGAGGCGAAGACCCGAATAACCGTCTTCAAATAGGTGGAGTGTACACTGGAATACCAATACTCGTAAACAACCCATACAGTTTTCATACTTTAAGTATACCTTATCCATTCAACCGAAGCAAATTTTTTCGAAAGAATATTCTCTTTTGAATCAATGACTTGCCACAAGTTATTGAAAACAAAGGAGATATTCTTTCGTTTATCCAATACCAATTTCCTTTACGATTCCATCTATAACAGTCAGATTCAACCTTGATCCGTCATATTCGCATGTCAATAACACCGGGACATTATCTCTATTGACAATCCTCGTCTTCAAACCATTCTGTTCTGCATAAGATTTAACATAAGTTAAATCTTTTTCTAATAAGAAAATATAATTATTCATGTTCCTCAAACCAATCTTTCAAAAAATTAACACAAAATGCATTTACTGTAGTCGCATCAACATCTTCTGGAAGAATACAAGAAGAGAATGAATCATCAACTTGAAGTATCAATTCATCGAACCTATTCTGGAATTCTTCTTTTGAAAAGAAACCGGAACGATATTTCATACACTCTTCTGCTGCTTCTTCAAGATTAACTTCATTGTACAAAAATATATGTTTTGCTAGACGTAATAATCTGACAGTGTGTGCAGCAGCCTTTACATCATAACCATATTTATCTACAAGGACCTTCCTCTTCTGACCCAATTTTTCTGTTAATCCGAGTCTCGCTTTCTTTTCTTGAGAAGTTGCGTATCCTCTTAATGAGTTATAGCATCTTTTTGTTAAGAAGAGATTTTTAGCTTGCACTAATCTCAAGCCAAATTCGTTAGTGATTGAATCATAAGATTCTTTCTTTAAGAAAAGCAGAGGAATCACATTCGGATTAAAATTACAACAAAGAGAAACGAATTTCTTAAATTCGTAATCAGTTACATCTACATCTTCTGATACTGAATGCGAAGTATCTGCTCTTTTCAGACCAAAGTATGAATCTATTCCTCCGACATATACCGTCATCCAATCTTTATCTGATTCTGGAGTCGCATGTCCATAAGCATGCGACCCCACAAGTCCCTTTAATATTGTAACCATACTTCAATTATACCTTTAATGGAGGTTGATGTCAAGCATTTTTAGAAAAAAACTTTTACACACCGAACGGAACTCCTTCAACTTCATAATGAAGTTCGAAATTTTAGATCTTCCTTAAACAATTAAATCAATAAATTTTGAGATCATCGTATTAATTTGCTTTTTAGAGTTAGAAGAAAATACGAAGGTATCGATAGTTTCTTGTATAGATTTATCTACCATTTTAGGCTGTTTCTTTTTTCTAAACATATTAACAGAACACAAGAATGTATTATCAAATGAATCTCTTTTAGAATCTTCTATAACAATATATTTAGATCTCAAAACCATCTCCGCTTCCTGCTTCTTTTCCCGAGTCATGTTTATATATTTTTCAGTATATCCATTATCTGTCATTAATTTATCAAAATAATCAGCTGAAACACCACATAGAATATCACTCGTTATCAAAAAATTAATGACATTAACATCAGTCATCCTCTGCTTAATTATCTTAAGAATAGTAGATGGACTATTGCGAATCGATTCTTGAGAAGAATCATAATTCTTCTTCGTCTTTGGATCATGGATTACGATTTTCGGTCTACTGTAGTAATTGAAACTATTATAAGATCCATTTTTGTTAATGTAGTTTGTTTCTGTTCCTTGGCCATCCGTAAAATATACCACATTTACAATTTGTGTGCGAGTGTCATTCCTAAATTTATTTACCAGTGAATCTAAACATAAATGGGTTTCTGTTAATGGTGTTCCTCCTAAAGAATAATTTCCAATATTTGTGATTGTTTTACCAGAAATTGATGCTGGATCAATTGAAAGTTGTCCAGACAACTTCCCTATATAATTAAGAAAGATTGAAGACATCTTTTTAAAATCTGATGAATTCATTCTAGAACTTAACAATTCATACAACTTAAAATTAGGATGTATTCCTAAACTATGTTCATTTTTTCCAACATAATGATCGAAAAGAGCGGGTTTATTATGTCCATATTTAGGATTTTCGGAATTTCTGAATGTATCAACAAATCCATATAAAACAAATGGAATATTTGATTGTTTACAGAATAATATTAATTCAAAAGCCTTTTCTTTAGCTCCTGAAAGATATGAATACATAGAACCAGATAGATCCATAATAAAAATTAATCCATTATTCTTTCCATTTGGTTTGATTTCTGAAGTCTTAAAAATCTCATTATTATATTTGTATGAATATAATTTGTTTGTATCTAATTTTCCAGTCTTAAATGTTAAAGTCTTATTGTATTGAAAAGCTTTTTTTCTCATTTCAAATAATTGTTTATGTAATGAGATATTTGCTTTATGATTCTTATTAAAATTCTTGATCGGATTATTTCGATCTAAATCAAAATCATCATCTTCCGCTGAAAGATCCGGCAAATTAAATTTTTCAAAATCCACTTTAATTGATTCAAATGGATAAATGATATTATTTAAATTTGGAGATGGTATGTCAACATACTGTAACATTGAACTGGTATCAACTAATTTTGATAGTGATTCAGCCAAATCTCTATTTGTCTTAGATCTAGACGGTTCATTATCGTCTTGTGATTTAGAACCAGTCGAACCACCAATTTTATTACTAGTTTCTTTTTTCGTTTTGGAATCGGATTCTGATTCCTCTTTTTTTACTGATTCTTGTTCTTCATTATTTCCGGAATCACCGTTATCAGGTTTTTCTGGTTTTTCTGAGTTATTATGAATTCCATCGAAATCAGTTTCTGTGTTAATCTTCTCTGGGTTTTCCTTAGTATCGTTTGTATCTGATTCGTTTTCGAAGAAGATCTGACGAGTAGATGGTTGTTCATCAAATGATTCATGTTTTTCCGAATCAAATAATTCAATTGCAATATCTATAACTTGTTTAAAGTTATCAATTGCTTGAATCTTTTCAATGAAAAGATTTTCTCGTTTTGACAGCGTTAATGGGATAATTCCATTAAATTTAAAATACACATTCAATCGATCGATGATCGGAAGATCCTCTACATCGTCGATCTCAATAATCTTATTGTCGATAATATGTTTATATCCATAATAGAAGATCTTTTTCATACCAGGATATTTTTGTTTAACTAATGATTCAATTCTTGCATCTTCAATAATATTGAGATAATCACGAAACACTTCATTAGGTTCTCGAAGTTTACAAGCATTAACATATGCATCTGAATCGGTGTATAGAGCATGACCAATCTCATGTCCAATAAGAGATTCTATAACAATATTTGTTAGGTTCTTCCATGTTGGAATAACCAATATTCTTTTTTTAGTATCGAAGTATGCAGTAGACACAGATTTCTGGATAACTGTTATATCTTCCATAGACATTAATTTTGCTACATTGTCTTGTACAGTTGTAATCATATTTAATATTATACCTTATTCATGATGAATGTCAAATAGGAAATATAAAAGAGTTGCTTTATTCGAATGGAAACGCTATAATGAGTATGTACGGATTTTAAGGAGATATATGAACTTTATTGAAGCTATTAGAAATGAGTATCCAGGACAAACTACATTCACTAGACCGGAATTAACTATCGTAGCAGATAAGTATTCTTTAAAAAAACAATTTACAGAATTCATGACTACCGATTCTAATAAGATTAGGCGAGGAGTATATAAAATTGATTCGAATGTACAATCCGATTCTTCTGGTGTCATTGAATTAAAGAGACCACCTTCTCCTGATAAACAGAAACCGCTCGTATCAGAAAAAAAGGTAGAACACATCCATGACATCAATTTAATTCCAATTAAAGATCCTGAGTTCGTAGCATTCGGTGATTTTTCTCTAGTTAAAAAAATTGTTTCTTCTAAAGCATTCTTTCCAATTTATATTTCTGGAGAATCTGGTAATGGTAAGACTAAGATGGTATATGAAGTTTGTGCTCAAACTAAAAAACCATTATTTCGTGTTAATATTACAGAATCTACTGATGAAGATGATCTGATTGGAGGTTATCGTCTAGTTAATGGAGAAACTGTGTGGCAAGATGGTCCTGTTGTAGAAGCAATGAATCATGGCGCTATTCTTTTATTAGATGAAATTAATTTGGGGACGCATAAAATTATGTGTCTTCAACCTATTCTTGAAGGTAATCCAATTTATATAAAGAAGACCAATACTATTATTCATCCAGTTCAAGGTTTCAATATTATTGCAACAGCAAATACAAAAGGAAAGGCATCTGATGATGGACGTTATATCGGATCAAATACTTTGAACGAAGCTCTGCTCGATAGATTTGCTATGAACGTAGAACATGAATATCCATCAAAAGAAATCGAAATCAAGATTCTAACTAATATTCTTGATTCGTTGAATTGTAAAACGAATGACAGTGTTGAGTTTGCGAATAAATTGGTTGAATGGGCAAAAACTATTCGTGATACATTTGATGTCGGAGGAATTGATGATATTATTACAACTAGAAGATTGATTCATATTATCAGATTCTTTGCTATCGTAGGTGGAACTAGAATGAAATCTATTAAGTATTGTACTTCAAGATTTGATTCTGATACTAAAAAATCTTTCTATTCATTATATCAAAAAATCGATGAATCTATTACTATCGAAGCTGAAACACAAAATTCAAATAAAGCATCAAACTTAGATGATGAGGATATTCTATTTTAAAAATATAAATTCTTAAACAATTAGGAGGTCCTACTAGGACCTCCAATTTTTATAAATACACATGAGGTTATTGATTATATGCCAATGTATGATTATCATTGTGATGAGTGTAAATGCTCTTTCGAGAAGAATGTTAAAATGGATGATTGTGATCTACCAACAACTCAACCATGTCCTTCATGTCTATCCTTATCTGTTAAGAAATCTGTTACGGCTCCAGGTATAGGTGATCCTGTAAGATTAGGAGTCACAAAAGCACCTGCAGATTTTCAGAAATATGTATTGGGTAGAATTAAAGAAGCACACCCAAGAGGCAATGTAGAGAGATCCAGATCAATTGTACGAGAAGTTTAACTTGTTTAACTTGTGATATCTTGGTTATGATGAAAGGATACAAATGTCAAGAAAACCAAGAAACTCCAAAAATAATTTGGAACCAACAATAGATAATTCATTTTCTTTGAAAAAGATACAACCTATTACAGAAGCTCAGCAAGATGTCTTTGATGCTTTTGGAGAAGGTTATAATCTTGTTCTTTGTGGTTCGGCGGGAACTGGTAAAACTTATATATCATTGTATTTGGCTCTCTCAGAATTAATAAAGAGAGATAGAACTGCTAACGAACATCCAACAAAAATAATGATTATTCGATCAACTGTTTCATCAAGAGACGTTGGATTTTTGCCAGGAACTCTGAAAGAAAAGATGGCTGTATATGAAGATCCTTATCGTGGTATCTTCGCAGAATTATTTGGTAGAGGAGATGCATTTGAAATCTTAAAAACAAAAGGAATTGTTGAATTTTGTTCTACTTCTTTCTTACGTGGAACAACCATAAATGATACATTTATTATTCTTGACGAGTTCCAGAACTGTAGTGAGCAGGAGCTGGAAACAGTTATAACACGTGTTGGTAAGAATACTAAGATTTTCTTTTGTGGAGATTGGTTACAAAACGATCTAATTAAATCTAAGTGGGACGTTTCTGGACTACCACATTTTATGAAGATTATTGAGAAGATGCCGGAATTTGATATAATTGAATTTGGTATAGAAGATATAGTCCGTTCAGGAATAGTTAAATCATTTATCATCGCAAAATCTCAAGTTGAAGATGAATTATTAATAAATAAGTCTAAGGACTAAAATGAATTTAAAGAGTTTCAAAGAATTATATTTAAAAATTGTTTCTGAATCAAAAGATTATTATCAAATCAAAGAGTTGACCAAAAATGAATATAAATCTAAATCTAGATTCTTGTCATCAGAACTTAAAAATATTTGGTCTAATTCATTAAAATTTTTCAAATTTAAAAGATTAGATAGGATTGAATCAGATATTGGATTGTTTCCGGTAAAATATTCACATCTTTCTACAAATAAAAGCGATATAAATGTATTTGTTGTTAAGAGAACAGATAATAATCCAGATCTTGATGAACCTATAGCTATGTTGAGTGTATATGGTACTAATATCAAAATTGGTAAAAATATCAAATTAATTAATAAAATTAAAATTGCTATAGTTCAACCAAAATATCAAGGTCAAGGAATAGGCTATGCTCTATATAAAGGTTTAATAGAAATTGAAGATTGGACCGTGATGTCTGATGATCATAGTAAAGGTGCACGAAAACTTTGGTCTAATTTAAATTCTGATCCGAATATATCTGTTTGGTTGTATGAATCTAGTTCAACTCTAGAAGCAAGAAATGCATTTCAATTAAAGAACTTTGATACAGAAATAGACAAGCTATATAATAATAAAAATTTAAGATTGATTGCAACTAAGAAAAATAGTTCCGTTGATAAATTGTTAACAGAATTTAATAAATTAATAAATAATTCTAAGGAGTAATTTGAATGGACATAAAAAAAATTTAAAGAATCGTATTTGAAAGTAATTTCAGAATCAAAAGAACAAGATAACGATCTGAAGGATTACATCAAAGCTATTGTAGAGGAAGTATTAGAAGAAGCTTATCTAGATGATGAAGGAACAACTTCACCTGAAGCTAAGAAAATATATTCTCTTCTTAAGAAATATGGATATAAATCATTTGGTCAAAAAAATACATCATATTTATCATTCGATAAAGTTTGGAGTGTTCCTGATGATCCACTATATGCAACTTCTCATAGAGTGTATGTAAAGAAATATTCAGGAGATTGGGAATCTGGTCGTCAAAAAGACTTAGAATTAGAAAATACGACTGGATCCGGCAAAGATCTATCTAAATTAGAAGATATTCTAAAACAAGTAGACACCTATGTGAGAAGTATAGAAAAATCAAAATAAATTTGTATTATACAAAATAATATATTATAATATATAAGTGAAGTCATTCAAACACAATAAAATAAATCTACCAAATCTATTGACCCAAGAGATTAATAATCGAAGGTATTATGTTACACCATCAGGTAAACTGATGCCTTCTATCACGACTCTCTTGGGTCAAACTTCTAAAGAATCTATAGAATCTTGGAAGAAATCTATTGGAGAAGAAAATGCAAAACAAATCTCAGAATACGCCTGTGCATTGGGCGAAAATCTACATTATGTTATTGAAAAATATTTAGATAATGATCCAAATTTCTTAGAAAAAACAACAATACATTCTAAATATATGTTCTCTTCTATGCAGGACACTCTTGATAGAATAGATAACATATACACACAAGAAGCTTCATTGTATTCGGATACACTTGGTTTAGCCGGGAGAACTGATTGTATTGCGGAGTTTGATGGTATTCCTTCTATCATAGACTTTAAAACTTCCAGAAAAGAAAAGAAAGAAGAATGGATTACAAATTATTTCGTACAAGGAACAGCGTATTCTTTGATGTTTGAAGAAATGACTGGTATAAAAATAAAACAAATTGTAATCCTTATGTGTACATATGATTCGCAACCAATTATTTTTAAAGTGAATAGATCTAATTATTACACAGCATTGAAAGACATTATGGACAAATATCTTGGAAATTTGAAATATGAAATATAAAGAAATACAAGACTTAGCCGAACAAGAATTAAAGATTGATAGATTTAAGCTTGGTGAAGAAGCGACTAGAACTCCAAACATTCTCATGAGATTCTTGGATATCTATCGTTCTGAAAAGGTTCTTCTTCATAAAATGAATAAGAAATTTGCTGAATTGAAAAGGGATAAGTGGGAATATTATTCTGGTAAAGCACCTGAAGAGGTGTATAATGAAAAACCTTTCGATATTAAAGTTTTGAGACAAGATATTGATATGTATCTAGACGCAGATCAAGAATTGTCTGATTTGAATTACAATATACAATCACAAAAAGAAAAGATATTTTGTTTAGAAAAAATCTTGCGTGGCATAGAACAACGTGAGTTTTCAATCAAGAATGCTATCCAAATGTTGAAGTTTGATGCAGGTGAATTCTAATAAATACTTTATAATTATATGCAAAAACACTTCAAATCTTTCATCAACGAACTAAGACGAGCACAAAAAGTTGGACTGGCTGTAAATAAGGCTGCAGAGTTTGGACATTCTGCAGCCAGAACTTATTTACACAACTTAGAAGATCAAGGAGTAGATCTTGATCTTTATGGTGTAACAATGACCAAGATCCCTAAGGTTGGAATCAATCCAAGATCTGAATACTACAACACACCAATTGGTGTGTATTTTTATCCGGCAAAGTATTACTTGAATACTGTAACACTTCCTTTTCAACACGAAGCTCCATTTATCAACATCATAAGAATAGATACTAAAGAAGAACATATTGTATTTTTGGATAATGTTACAAATGATGTCGTAGAAGCCGCCGCAAAGATTCTGTTTAAAGACAATTACAAAAGTATTTTGAGAGACGCAAAAGACGATGCAAGAGTTCAGACATCCGGCGGTATATGGTGGTTTCTATCATTTTTTGCAGCAGACGATAATCCAAGAAGATGGACAAGTGTATTGAGAAACACTTTGGGTGTGAAAGTTGTTATTGATAATGCAGGCGACGGTATCATTCACGTCAACGAACCAACACAAGGTGTTATACTTGATTCAACTGTAGCAAAAGTTGTGAGACGATTTGAAAACAAACAATATATAGATGTCGATAAAAATAATATAGATTCTGTGTGGCAGTTTGTTGTAAACAAATACAAACAAACAAGAAAAGTACCGAAATTTGGAGAAGACATATTAGCAACAGATCCAGTAATAGCGTACGAGTATTCAAAATACATCTTGAACGGACCGTTTCCAAAAGGCGAAGAGTCTATTGCAAAAGATCCAGTAATAGCGTACGAGTATTCAAGATACATCTTGAACGGACCGTTTCCAAAAGGCGAAGAGTCTATTGCAAAAGATCCTGAAACGTCTTACAATTATGCAAGATATTCATTGAATGGTCCATTTCCAAAAGGTGAAGATGGAATCGCAAAAGATTCTCTACTTGCATATAGATATTCAAGATATGTATTAAAAGGTCGTTTTCCGAAAGGAGAAGACGCAATTGCACAAGATCCTGAATTGGCGTATGATTATGCCACAGAAATATTGAAAGGTAGATTTGAACAGGCAGAAAAATATATATTACAAAAAGCAGATTATGCTGCTTTGTATGCGTTTGACGTATTAAAAAGGCCTTGGCCTGAGGCAGAAAATGTAATCAAGAAAAGCTCGTATTATGCCAAAGAATACGAAAAATTCAAACAGAAATTCAATCAACAAGCAGAAAACTAAAAACGAACTAAGACGAGCACAGAAACTTGGTTTGAAGGTTTCTGGAAAAGATACTGTATTCTCTAAGAGAGAAGTCGATGCTATCTTTTACGAAGCAATGGGTGTGCTAGGTGTATCATATCTTGTCAAGAAGCTTGTCTATTTGTATGTAAGAGTTTTTGGCGATTCTTCTGGATACAAAAAGTAGTATATAAATATCATAGCGATTGGCTATGAAACTTACACTCACATCTTTGAATGCAACATGGGTTCATGTTGACACCGAACCTGGTATAGCACAGGAATTGTATGATAGATTGTCATTTGATGTTCCTGGTGCCAAGTACATGCCTGCATTTAAAAGAAGAATGTGGGACGGCAAGATACACCTATATGATAAGAGAAAGAACATAATTCATAAAGGTCTCACACATTACATTGAATCATACACAGAAGAGAATCAATATAAGATCCTGAAGAATTACAGTAATGTTGCATACGAACAGTCTGTTGCAGATGAATTTGTTTCTAATTTGAAATGTTATTCGGGAAACGAACCATTAGAAATTCGTGATTACCAATTGGATGCAATTAAGCGTGCCATTACATCCAAGCGTTTTATTGCATTATCGCCAACAGGATCAGGTAAATCCTTGATCATTGCATCTATTATCAAATTCTATTATGAGAAAATAGATGGGAAGATATTGCTGATTTGTCCAACAACATCATTAGTTGAGCAGATGTCATCCGACATCAAAGAATATTTTCCTGATTGGGAATCTGAAAAGAAGATCACTAAGATATACTCAGGAACAGAAAGATTTGATCGTAAGATTGTTATATCTACATGGCAATCAATATATGACAACCCACAATCATATTTCGAAGACTTTGAAGTAGTTATCGGGGACGAAACACATTTATATTCAGCAAAAGAAATTTCAAAGTTATTTGAAAAGTGTGTAAATGCATCGCATCGTTATGGTTTTACAGGAACACTTTCTGGCGAAAAATTGCATCAACTTCAACTTGAAGGGCTGTTTGGTAAAGCATTCCAGATTACAACAACTTCTCAACTAATTTCAAAGAAACAGTTATCTTCTTTCAACATAAATGCTTTGTTACTTGGATATTCTCCAGAAACCAGAAAAGTTGCAAAAGGATTTGATTGGGAAGGTGAAGTATCTTTCTTGTTAGCGCACGAGAAACGCAACAAATTTATCTCGAAGTTAGCAACTTCTTTGAAGGGAAACACTCTTGTATTATTCTCAAGAGTAGATGCACACGGTAAACCATTATTCGAACAAATCAAAAAGATGACTGATAAACCAGTCCACTTTGTATATGGTGGAACAGAAACACAAATACGAGAAGATATTCGTAAGTCGATCGAGAATGCCAATAATGGAATTATTGTCGCATCATCTCAGATATTCTCAACTGGTATCAACATACCATCTCTTCAGAACATCATATTCACACACCCATCTAAGTCACGTGTTCGAACATTACAATCTATCGGAAGAGTTCTGAGATTATCTAAGAATAAAGAAGGTCCTTCAGTTCTTTATGATATTGTAGATGATATGTGTATAAATAATCATAAGAATTTTGCATATAAACATTTCTCTGAAAGAGTTAAAGTTTACGCATCTGAAGATTTCGATTACCAGATAATAGATATACGATTGGAGTAAATTATGGAAGATCAAATTATTAAAATTCCTTCTATGTCATACGAACGTAGAATTCCCGCAACCATTGATGAAGCAATGGAAGAGATCGATAGAAGGATCATGATTACAGGTCAAACAAATTTCGGTAAAGTTAATGCAAGATTAATATTCCGTGAGTTACTAGAAGACTTTGTAAAGGGATTAGAGAATAGATCAACTATTCATATATTATAAATATAAAAATATGAAAATATTATCATTTAAACAACAATATATAAATGAAACCAAAAGTAGACCATGTATTGTAGTGGATGTGCAACCGGCTTATGCATATTATCAGCAGAGAGATGAACCTGAGGGTTCGATGCCAAAAGCATATAAAATCAGTCAAAAAGTTATCAATTTTGTAAATCAACAAACTGGACCTGTGCTGATGTTTATTAATGCTGAGGAAACTGGAGTATCAAACGATACCAAAGCAAGCGTGATTAATTTTTGGGAAGACTATGGGTTTGACCCTGACAATTGGAATCGAGTAACGATCGTCGACAAAGGGTATGGATATTTTAGAACTTGGATGGATCAGGGTGTTAGTGAAGCTGTAATCATCCGAGTGATCCGTGCCCTGTATCAAGCCAAAGCCAATGAGAGCAGAGATTTAGAATTAGAACAGTTAAAGCAGTTAGTGGGCGCAGAATGGCAGGACTGGATGGCAGATGATCCCATTATTATAAATTGGACAAGTGTTGCGCAGCTCAAACGCTTTCAAGGTGCTTACATAATGGGCGGTGGACGAAATGAATGTTTACGAGAAGTAGAATTACTAATGAATGCATTTAATGTTAGTTACAAGAGAATTGACAGTTTAGTGTACGGTTAATGTATATTTAATTTCTATAACTTAAAACCACTACATACTTAGTATAGCGTAGAAAGTCAAGTTAGTCAATATCTGAGTTATAAAAAAGATATTGCTTTCTTTGTATGTATTTTATATAATGGTAGTATGATATTAAACCAAACAATGACTAACGAACTACCAAATATAGAAGACATAATCATTAAGCCAGAAGATATTCTTAGAGAAGTAACAGAGATAGTTCAACAATATAAGATGAATTATCTTGAAGCAACAGCTTATTTTTGCGAGAAAAATAATTATGATACAACATCCATATCTAAGATTATCCCTCAATCACTCAGAGCTCTTATCGAACAATCTGCTAAAGACTTGAAATTATTAAAAAAGAAATATAACAATTCAAACACATTACCACTATGAGTGATATGTTTTCTGGGTACGATGCATATATAACTTATCTTGCATTTAAGCTACACTTCTCTAGTACAACTTATAATTTTTTTACATATAACGGGAAAACAAAATCCAATCCAAAATCCTATGAAAATAGGAAGGATAGATATCATTTCGAAAAGATATCAGCTAGAATTTCTAAAGAATCCTTTATTGAAAGAATGTTAGTAGAATATCTAGAGAACCAAAACTTTTGGATTAAAGATGTTCTAACTGCAGATAATAAAGCAAGGCATCTAGTTTGGAGAGGATATGTAGAAGCATTCCCATATGCTTTCAAATCTGATCTTGGAAAGATTAAAGAATATTGTCTTCTGAATGAAATTGAATATAATGAACTCTTTAAAACGAAAGGAGTAACACATCCTCTTATTTTTAAGATGTACCTAAGAAAAGATATTCGTTTAGAAACATTTATTTGTGTAGATAATCTTATTAAGATTTCAGATAAGATGAATTCTCCCGAAAGACCACGTGATCCAATTTGGTCGGATTCATTTCTTCTGATGCAATGTTATGTGCCATTCATACAAAAGTTTTTGCCAGAAAGAGAAATCTTAAAAAAAATATTCTTAGAAGTTTTTAGTTGATAGTTGAACTGATATAAGTTATGATATTGATATGAGGTTCATATGACATGAAAGATGATTTGATACGGTTTGATGATGAAGATGATTTGACCGATTCGGAAGAATCGGATAATATATTTGAGATCGATGGACTTAATGAAGAAACTATTTCTTCATTAATTGATGAAGTGTATGAATCACTAGATACCTTAGAAAATATTATTTTGAGTATGTATTATTCTTACAATAAGATGGAAACAGAATATACAGAACGCCTAAATAACTTAGAAGTTGAGAATGAGAAGTATCGTGAAGAGATTAAAAAACTTTATCAACAATTAGCAAGTAAAAGCAAGAAAAAGAAAGAGGATAACTAAATGAATTTCGCAGATCTAAAGAAGAAGTCAAAGTCTAATCTAGACAATTTAGTAGCAGAATTAGAAAAGATGTCATCTGGCGGTAACAAGTACCAAGATGATCGTTTTTGGTCGGTTCCTATGGACGAGAAGACTGGAAACGGCACAGCTCTAATTCGGTTCCTTCCAGCAGGAAAGAACGATAAGTTACCTTGGGTAACAGTTTTTTCGCATTCGTTCCAGGGACCTGGTGGTTGGTATATTGAGAATTCACTAACTACAATTGGACAACAGGATCCAATTGGAGAAAAAAATACTGAACTTTGGGCAACTGGTATTGAAGCCAATAAGGAAATCGTTCGTAAGCGTAAGCGCAAGCAGCAATATATCTCTAACATCTATGTGATTTCTGATCCTAAGAATCCACAGAATGAAGGTAAGGTGGTATTGTGGAAATTTGGTAAGAAGATCTTTGAGAAGATTCAAGAAGCCATGAAGCCAGTATTTGAAGGCGAAAAGGCAGTTGATCCATTTGATTTTTGGCAGGGCTCTAACTTCCGTCTGAAGATCAAGAAAGTTGATGGATATCCAAACTACGATAATTCATCGTTCGAGGCTCAGGCTCCTTTTCTTGATGGTGACGATGAGAAGCTAGAGAAGGTTTGGAATTCTCTATACGCTCTTAATGAGTTTACTGATCCGAAGAACTTCAAGTCTTATGAAGAATTGAAGGCACGTCTTGATAAGGTGTTGGGTAATAAGGCTTCGGCACCGAAGAAGTCTGAAGATTCTATGCCTTCTAAGCCTGCTCCTAAGATGGAGAGCAAGAAAGCATCAGTTACTGAAGATGAGGATGAAGTTCCTTGGAAGTCAGAAGAAACTGATGAAGAAGATGATTCTTTAGATTTCTTCCGTAAGTTAGCAGAAGAGTAATAATTAATAAAAATAGAAACTCCCTCTAGATCAAATCTGGAGGGATTTCATTTTGGAGGATATATGATTGAGTATGTAGTAGGATTTCTATTTAATGAATCTTTAGATCAAATTGCTCTAATCCGTAAAGAAAAGCCTGATTGGCAAAGAGGAAAGATTAATGGTATTGGTGGCAAGATCGAAGAGAATGAATCACCAGAACAAGCGATGCGTCGTGAGTTTAATGAAGAAGCTGGATTAGATGTTGAGAACTGGAAAAAATTTATAACTTTGAATGGAGATGATTTTGTTGTTCATTTCTTTTATGTTATTGGCGATCCTTATGCGACCGACACTATGACTGAAGAACAGATTGTTGTGATTCATATAGATGATATGGAAGAATTGCCTTTGTTAACTAATTTATATTGGATGATCCCGATGGCCAAAACATTTGCGTGTGGTCTTGAAGATTGTGTGAAAGAATATTCTATTTGTTTTCAATCACTTGCAGCAAGTCATTGATTTTAAATGAGATATTCTTTCAAAAAAACTTGCTCCTCGGTTTTGGATCAGGTATAATGGTTGTATGATCGTCGCTACTTCTAAAATTAAAATCGGTCCTTCGTTGACTGGTTCTTGGTTGGATTTTTATGACATCAAGACCGACGAGTATATTGGATCGTACGATGCTAACAATTGTTCCTTTGAACACCGTTATGTTGATCCCAAGTCCCCTTCGAAATATTCGTATGATCATAAAATTTTGAACACTTTATTTGATGTCCTGAAATTCATTAAAGATAATGAGGACTCATTATTTCTAACTCAAGTTTAATAGAGGATACATGCGTATAATAAACGAAAGTGGATTGATTGGCTCTAGCGTTGATGTAATGCTGAATATGGCTGATGGGAATTCTGTTTTGAATCCTGATATGAAGCGTGAAGGACTTGTTTGGAAGTCTATCTTTGATCCAAACATCTCGTTCAAGACAATCTCTAACGAATATCTCTTAAAGGAAAATTAAATGAATAGCAACATCGATCGGTTTATGGTTATTGGTAATGCTATTGTAGAACGAATGACTGGTGAAGTTCTCTATGATTCTGTAGCATCGAATCTTGAGATCCAGCGACATTGTGATATCTTGAATGGTCGATTCTATCCAGAATGGATTAATGAGGAGCATCTGATGTGGGCTCCAGTTCAGAAAAAAAGATTTGTCATCGATTGATATTTTGAACACAATACGGTATACTATTAATATGAGTATGAGTGACATCAAAGACTTCCTGGCCTTCGCCGCTCTAATTTTGATTATCGTTTTGTATACGGTGGTTCTCTAATGAAAGCATATATTACTATCGGTTTACCTGCTTCTGGTAAATCTACTTGGGCGAAAGACTTCTGCGAGAAGAATTCTACGGATGAGAATATTATTGTTCGAATCAATAACGACGACATTCGAAATGCTATCTATGAATCGCTTGGTCATCGTAACTGGTCTCCAAAGATTGAAGACGCAGTTCGGGCGAATCGTGAGATGTTGATTGTTGCCAGAGCGCTTGTCAAAGCAGATATTGTGATCGATAATACTCATCTGAATCCGAAGACCCTTAAATCTACCAAGGAATCTTGCGAGAAACTTGGGTATGTGATTGAGATTGTAGACTTCCGCCACGTTTCTCTTGAAGAATGTATTCGTCGTAACTCATTGCGTGATGAGTTCGCTCAGGTTGGCGAAAAGGTAATTCGTAACATGTATAATCAATTCATGAAGACACCTGTAGATCGTGATCTGCCTGCTTGGATTCCGAACAAACTGCCTGACTGTATCATCGTCGATATCGATGGTACCATGGCTCAGATGAAGGATCGTGGTCCTTATGATGAGCATAAGGTGTATCAGGATGATGTTCGTCAGCACGTTCTATTCACTATCATCTCAATGATGACTGCGAATCCAGAACTCAAAGTGTTTGTTTTCTCTGGTCGGTCAGAGAAGGCTTTGGAACCCACTGTTCGTTGGACAAATGATAAGTGTGGACTTGAAGTTGAAAATCATAAGACTAATTTTACCAGCGATTATTGTGTTGAATTGCACATGCGCAAAGAAGGCGATCGCCGTCGTGATTCGCTTGTCAAGAAAGAATTGTTTGACTTATATGTAAAAGATAAGTATAATGTAATTGTAGTCTTTGACGATCGACCACAGGTCATCAGGGAATGTTGGAAAGAACTCAACCTTCCTGTTTTTCAGTGTGGTTTAATTGATGTTGAATTTTAAATTAGGAGAAATGAATGGAACGATTAACTGATATGACTCAAAAGGAACGTGTACTACATGTACTCTCACGAAAGAATCGTAATCAACTAACGGCTCGACAGGCCCAACGTGATCTTGGTATTGCAAATGCCCGAGCTGTAGTATCGAGTCTTCGCAAGGAAGGTTTTAAGATTCGAACTGAAGCCAAGAAGAATCGTAATGGTTCAGTCGAAATTTATTACACACTATAAATATTGTGGGGCGTGACCCCACAATCAATATCTTATGTTACTCAAAACAATCACTGATTCCAAATACTCACCATCTTTAATGCAAACGATCTTAGAAGATCCTGCATCTTTTAAGATGATTATGTCAATTTCGTTTGCCGTTCGGATCGGTTTATTCATTGTTTCGATGGCATTTATTAGTTATTTGTTTATCTCGAAACCAGATAATGTCGTTTGGTATATTGTGCCAGTTATATTTTTTGTTTTTAATTTGATGAAATTATTTGAATATAGAGAATATTTTGGTGTGTTCATAGAATCGTGTATACTATCGTACGACATTCTACATAAAATTTCATCTATGTCTGATGAAGAAACCCAAGCCTTCTTAGAAGGTTTCAGTGAGGCCAGAAAACAACAGTTCTTAGAACAGAAACGGAATGCACAAATCTATTATGAAAAAAACTGAACTTAAAGAAGTCCTTGAGTCTCAAAGATATTTTCTTGTAGCATTACAAATGTATCTGTTGAAATTGGGGTTGTTTCCGAGCCAAGATGGTTTATTGGAAATGAATTTGGATTATCTCTGGAATACAACAGAAGTAATTGGTAATTCACTAAATATCGAATTGCTGAATATGGAAGAAATTATCAGACATGGTAACGAGATGATTGCATTAAATCAAATGTACTCGATGGAAATACATGACAAAACTCCAATTAACTGACATAGATAATTTTGTAGAACAAAATAAAAAGTGTATTATTATATTTGGTGACACATCTTCTATTTTGACAAAGACATTATTTTCTGTATTAAAAGATTTGGGTCATGAAATTCGTGTTCTTGATACGGAAGAGTATTTGGAATCTTATGCGAAATATAGAATTAGAACAACACCACTAGTGCATGTATATATTAATGCTGAATTAACTAGTAAATTTGTGTTGCCAATAAACAGAGAAGATGTTAAGAAATGTTTGAACGAATAGATAAAATATCTGGTATCATTAAGAATCTAAGTATTGCTTGTTTCTTTATATATTCTGTCATATTCTTGGTCAATATAAACAAGACGCTAGATTCTATTGCTAAAGACTTTAACCAGACGCATACTAAATTACTTACAGAGATCTCATTAGTAAGACAAGATTTTACAAAAACAACAAACACTGCTCTATCTAAAATAGATAACAGAATTATTTCTATAGAAAAGAATCTATTCTCTAGAATAGAGAATATAGAATCAAAAACTTTCGCATCAGTCGAAAAATTGAATACAAATTTAGATCGTATAACAGACGAATCTATAGCACTCTCCAGAGATTATAGAACCATACCAAGAGATTTCACAAATACAATAACGCCGATTAATGAACGAATGAATTGCGTATATAATGATTCTTGTTGGCCAAATCTTTTTACAGATGTATTGATAGACACAAGAAATATGGCAAGATCCGGATCTAATTCTTTCTTAACATTTAATAAAGAAGTTCCAAAAATAACTAACGAGATTAATAAAGTTTCTACTTCGTTTGCAAATGGAGTTCCCGTGATTCTTGATAACGTAACAAAAATTACGAACAATATCGATAGATTGACTAAACCAAAATGGTATGATAGAATACTTGGTATAGGTGCAAACGCAACATTAGTTTATTACAATGTAACACGCAGATAAATAGATATAGGAGTTAATATATGAATTGGTTGAAAAATTTATTTAATACAGTTAAGAATTTCTTTACGAAATTGTTCGGTCAAAATGCAAATGATTTTATTGCATTACTAGAACAATTATCGCCACTCGTTAACAAAGCCCTACCAGTAGTCAAGAAGATTGCACTTCTTACGCCAACAAAGACTGATGATAAGATTCTAGAAGCTTATGAGAGACTAGGATTTGCAGGTCTATTTACTCCTGGTATGGATAAATCTATTGCCCTAAGAGATTTAGCAAAGAAAGTTATTGTTGCTTCAAATCCTGATCCTGTGTCTGACTATCTTGCTAATACAGCTGTAGAATTAGCATATGCCAAATACAAACAAGAACAAACAACGAAAAATTAAAAAGAAAACAATAATGGATTATTGGGTGAAATTTTTAAGATCGCTCGAGACCGAGGGGGGATCAATAGTTATATTGATCTTCCTTATTGGTGTCGTTGCGTGTTTGAAGCACATCGGTTTCAAGGATGCAGATTCGCAAGTTATTTTTATTCTGGGGGCGCTAGTTGGATTATTGAAGGGAAGAGTTGAACAACATAAGGTAGAATAATATGAGTAATTTATCATTAGAATATTGGAAAGTGGCAGAAGAAGTTCTAGAACCTAGATTTGCAACTTTATCATCAGCTTGTTTCGACATTCATGCATGGATCAAAACAGGCAATAAAATTAAATGTTATACTCCAGGAAATAAAGAGATCTTAGTCGGCATTCATGAAGATTCCGTTCTCATTAAACCTGGCGATAGAATGTTAATCCCAACAGGCTTGATCTTCAAGATTCCAGAAGATTACTCATTACGAATTCATATTCGTTCTTCTGTGGCATTCAAACAAGGTTTATTCTTGGCCAATTCTGAAGGAGTTGTAGATCAAGATTATTTCCACGAAACCTTTATTATGCTGGTAAATACTTCTACACAAACGGTTAATTTAAAGAATGGTGATAGAATTGCTCAGGGTGAATTATTGAAGATGGAAAATTATTGTCTATCGCAAACTTATAACAAGCCTGAGCAAATTACAGATAGAATTGGTGGAATTGGGAGTACCGGAAAATGATAGGTGAAGAATCTCATTATGCAAGTAAGACGGAAGAATTAGAAGAATATCTAGATTTCTGTGACGTTCTGATTCGTCCTAATAATACACTCACAAAAGTTAATTCTAGATCGGATGTGAATCTAGAAGTAAGATATACTAATGGTAATTTGGTTTGGTCCGGAATTCCTATTTGTGCATCTAACATGGATGTTATTGGAACTTTTGAAGTAGAACGTGTCTTATCAAAATTTAAGATGTTGACAATACTTCATAAGTTTTATACTGTCGAAGATTTCAAGAAGCACGAATACGATTCAGAGTATATCGGTATCTCTGCCGGGATTTCAGAAAAAGAATTACAGAATATATCTGAGATCTTGGAATATGATCCGAAAATTAAATTTATCTGTTTAGATGTTGCAAATGGATATACACAAGCATTTCATGAATGTGTTTCTAAATTTAGAAGAAGATTTTCAGATAAATTCATTATGGCCGGGAACGTTGTTACTAATAGAGGATGCCAGTCGTTGGTTAGTGTTGGAGCCGACTTCATTAAATTTGGTATTGGATCTGGATCTGTATGTACTACAAGAATTAAAACAGGAATTGGGGTTCCACAATTCTCGGCTCTACTGAATCTTAATGATGTGTATGATGTTGTATCTGATGGTGGATGCACATCTCCAGGAGATGTTGCAAAAGCTTTTGGAGCCGGAGCTAGATTTGTTATGTTAGGTGGAATGTTTGCTGGTCATAATGAAACTGGAACTACATTCTATGGTATGTCATCGAAAGATGCTATGGATAAGTATTCTGGTGGCGTTTCAAATTACAAAACTTCTGAAGGGAAACGAGTAGATCTATATAAACACACTAAACCTCTAGAAGAAACCGTTCTTGATATTCTTGGTGGATTGAGGTCAGCTTGTACATATGTTGGTGCATCAAATCTAACGGAGTTCATTGGCAAACAAAAATTCATTAAGGTACGAAGACAATATAATAATATATTTTCATGAAGAAAAAGATATTCCAGGAATTAGTTGATTGGATAACCGATAAAGAAGATATATCTATCCAGATAGACACATCATATTACGAACACGCAAAAACAAAAACAGAAGATAGAATCGTAAATGGTGTAGCTGGTTCGGATGGATATATTATTCTTTATGCAGATAAATCTAATATGGATTGGGAAAAGATGACGTCCATGTTAATACATGAGATAGGTCACGTAATTCTCTTTCAAGAAGGAAAATGTTGGCATACTGAGAAAGATGCTTGGATATGTGGAATTCAAACTGTTCCAAAGAAATTTCATCCCAAATTATTAGGACGACATTGTATGGAATGTCTAAAAACATACGATTATAAGAGATTTGGATGGATTAAGAAACTCCTTGGTTGAATATCAAATTTTAATAAATAGATATATATCCTACAATTATAGCTATAAGGATCAAGGAGAAATACATGTCACTTTGGGGAAATAAAGAAGTTAAATTCCTGTCTGGAACATCAGTAAATACTGGCGGCGCAACTGGAGTAACTGTTACTGGTGTTGATACAACATTCTTAACAGAAGTTGAGAATGGCGATCTATTTGCATCAGGAACACAGAAAGCTGCAGTCGTTACAGTTAATTCCAATACATCAATCACATTAGAAAGTTCAATCTATCTAGCATCAGGATCAACAGGATTCTTCGTTTCTGAGATGCCAAAATATCTTTCTGAAACAGAAAAGAAAACTCAAACTTTTGGTGTAGATACAAAAGAAATGGGTGCTACTGGTCCAACAGGAGCTCTAATTAATCCAGGTCCAGCACATGCTGGTTGGGTTAAAGTAGTACAAGGTGCTGGTTATGTTAAAGAAATTAATTTAAATACAACAGGAGCGACTGGATATAATCCTGCTGCACCTCCACCAGTCGTTTTCTCTACAGGTGGAGCATCTGGTGTTGCAGTTGTTTCAGCTGCTGGAGCAGTAACTAGTGTAACAGTAACTAACGGAGGGTCTTATACAACTTCCGCCCCAACTGTTACCATTGGTTCTACTGGAGCAACTGGTGTAGTTGGAACTGTTATTATGGGTGGAAGATATAATCGCAAGTTATATGAAACTCTAGTTGCTATGAGTGTTCCTGCTGCAACAATGGGCGACGCAGAAGATACTATCTTCCCAGACGCTTAAAACAAAAACAATTAAAATGGTGGGAGGACTCGTTCCTCCCATTTTCATTATAGGAGTATTATGAAAAAAATCAAGATAAATGACATAGAACTTCATATTGATGATGGAGTAGAAGTTACATTAGAATCAGAAGGAACGATAAAGATTTCTACTAAACAAAAAAACTATTGGAATTATTATCCAAATCAATATCCAACAATTACAAATACATACCCACAAACAACACCAAATATTCAATATTTCTCCGATAAACGGATTTTGAATGGATAGAAATTTTTAGTATAATAAATAGTATTGAGAATGCCTATCGGATTCTCACAACTTACTCGCTTTAACTAGGAGAAAAACAATGACTTACAGACGCATTACATTAGATCCACTATCTTTTCCACTATTCAATTATGATAACGTGACTTCTTTCTGGAATGAACAAGCCAAACAATCAGGCACTTATCCTCCATACAATCTAACAAAGAGTGAAGATTCTAAGTTCAATATCACTTTTGCTGTAGCTGGATTTGCGCCAGAAGATTTGGAAGTAACAGTAGAAGACAATCAATTGCACGTTAAAGGAAAGGCAGAACCAAAGCCTCTTCCTGAAGGTGTGACTTATGTTCATAAGGGAATTGCTGAAAGAGAATTTATTAGATCATTCACTCTAGGTGAATATGTCGAAGTAACAGATGTTGATTATAAAAATGGTATGTTGAGTATTGATCTTGAATTGGTTCTTCCTGAATCGAAGAAGCCGAAGAAATTCAATATCAAAGAATTATAATGAGGGGAGGAAACTCCCCTAATCTTGAAAGGTTAATATGCAAATAATTAAATTTGGGGCAGAATGGTGTTCCGCTTGTGTGGCTCTAGAGCCAATCATAGAAGAATTGAAGGTATCGAATCCTAGTCATGAATTTGTTGTGAAGGATGTAGATTCTGAAGAAGATGGGAATGCTGCTATCGAATATAAGATTAAATCACTACCAACAGTGGTATTCGTGAATCATCGTAACGAAGAGATCTTCAGATTTGTTGGTTCTAAGACTAAGAAATATATTCAAGATGTAATTGATGAGTTGTCTTAGATGATGTTAGAAATATCAGATGTTGTACGAATTACATAAATAAAATGAACGGCAATTAATTGCCGTTCACGTGTTTTAAATGAAAGAAAAGTAACCAAATAGTAATAAAGGAATGTATGAAATATTTATTAAGTTTATTTTTATTAACGACTAGCTTATTTTGTCAAGAAGCTTCGATTAGAGGAAAGATTTTTGACAAGAATGAAGAAGTAATTATTGGTGCAACTGTTAAGATTCAGAATGAAAAAACTGGATCTGTAAGAGAAGTGGTAACAAATGAAGTTGGTGAATACATTATCACAAATCTACCTGCTTCATCTTATAATGTAAAAGCTTCTGCTCCCGGTTTTGCAAATACACAGAAAACAGGAATTAAATTATTGGTTAATGAATCTATTGGTATCAATTTCATCTTAGTACCTCAAATTATTAAGACTGAAATTATTGTTGAAGGTGGTGAAGTTACGACTATCGATACATCTTCAGCGAAGATTGGTGTTAATGTTTCTGAAAGAGAAGTTTCAAATCTTCCGCTAAATGGTAGACAAATTTCACAGTTATATCTATTAGCTCCTGGTGCTTCAACTGCTGGCGGTGGTACATTTGATAATATTAAGTTTAGTGGTAGATCTAATCAACAAAATGCTATTAAATATGATGGAATTGAAGGATCTTCTATTATTGATGCTTCTCCGGGTAATCTAAATGGGCAGATTTCTTCATTCTTTAGATTACAATCTTCAATGGAAAATGTTCAAGAATTTCGTGTTGAATCTAATAATTATCCAGCAGAATATGGTACAGGAACTGGTGGTCAAATCACAATTGTAACTAAGTCTGGTGGTAATAAGATTCATGGTGGTGTTTTTGAATATCTTAGAAATAATGTATTAGATTCTAGAAATTTCTTTGATGCTGCTAAGAATCCTTTACGTCTAAATCAATTTGGTGGCTCTGTTGGTGGTCCAGTAAAGCAAGATAAGACTTTTTGGTTTGCATCATATGAAGGTCTAAGACAGAGACAATCGGTTCCGTTTAGAGAAGCTGTTCCATCAGAAACAGCAAAAGCAAGAGCAGTTCCACAAGTTAGAAATCTTCTAGCACTTTATCCAGTTGGAAATATTCCAACAACAGATCCGAATGCTTCTATTGTTGCTATTGATAGAAAACAGACTGTAGATGAAAATTCGTTTGGTCTAAGATTAGATTCAAAAATTTCAGATAATCTTTCTGGATATTTCCGTTACTTCAGAGATAGTGGTAAGTCAATTCAACCACTAGGTGTTACTGGAAATTCTATTGATGTTACTGCGGTTCCACAAAATGCTGTAGCAAATGTTCAATGGATTATCACACCACAGAAGATTAATGAAACCAAGATTGGATTAAATGCTTATAAAACAAGAGCATGGGGAACTGCACCAATTGTAAATAACTTTAATCCAGCAGATATTTCAATTAATCTAACTGGTGGCGTTGCTTTATCTGGTATTACAACACAAGGTTCAAGCACAGGATTTGCTACTGCTGGTGGTCTAGTAAGATCAAATTCTGCTACAAATGGTCGTGGACAACCTTATACTAATACTTCAATTACTTTGATTGATAATTTTTCATGGATTAATTCTTCTCATAATTTTAAGTTTGGTGGAGAATTAAGATTTATCCGTTTATTTACAGATCGTCTTGGTGGAACAACTTATAGTTTCTCAAACGTAGAAGATCTAATTAATAATCGACCACTTCAAATACAATTCTTGGGTGATCTTTCTGCACCTTCTCCATTTAATAATAGAGCAACTGGAGAAAGAGAAATTACTCAGAATTATTTAATTGGTTATATACAAGATGAATGGAAAGCATCTTCTAACTTTACTGTTAATTATGGAATTAGATATGAATTCTATTCAGTTTTCAAGGAAAAGAGAAATCTATTAGTTAATTGGTCACCAGAAACAGGAAACATTTTACCAAATAATCTTCCTGTCTATCGTTCAAATAAAGATAATTTTTCGCCAAGATTATCTGGAACATGGAGTCCAAATTCTCTAAATGGTAAGACTGTATTTCGTGTAGGAACTGGTGTTTATTTTGGACCAGGACAACCAGAAGATCTTATCCAACCATTTGAATCTGATCGTGTTAGTAAGACTCTAACTAATACAACTTATCCGATTAATCCAACTTCTATTATTGCTTCTTACAATATCAATGACCCAAATCTTCGTTTTCAACCAAGAGCTTATTCTTCGGGTTATAATATTCCGGAAACTGTTTATTCATATACAGCATCAGTTCAACAACAAATTAAAGATAATGTTTTAACTGTTGCGTATGTTGGTTCTCTTGGTAGAAATTTGTTCATTAGAACACTTGGAAATCTAATCACAGATGTAACTCCTACTGGAACTGTAAAGAGACAATTTGGTGATAGATTTGCTGAAGTTGATGTAAAAACATCAGGTGGTAATGATCATTATAATGCTTTACAGGCAACTCTAAACAGAAAAACGAAGAGCGGCCTAATTTATGGTGTATCATATACATGGGGAAGATCAATCGGTTCATCTGGTGGTTCAAATGAAACTGTAACTGTTGCAAATCCTTTCAATTGGAGAACCGATTATGGTAATAATGCAGCGGATATTCGTCACAATTTAAATATTGTTGGATTGTATGAATGGAAAACGTGGCAGATTGGTTCTGTTATCAATACCAGATCAGGTCTTCCTCTTGATCCATTAATCGTAAGAAACGACATAATCTTTCTTGACAAATCATCTGGATTGTACTATAATAGTTCTGTAGGGTCTAATTCTGTAGCTGTTATTAATGTTCCTGGTGGTGGACAAACAAGACAAATCCGCAGACCTGATTATGTATTAGGAGTTTCGTCATATATCAAAAATACTGATAAAACAATTTTCTTGAATCCTGCTGCTTTCTCAGTTCCGTTGCCTGGATATTTTGGAAACGCTTCTAGATACTCGTTGAGAGGTCCAATGCTTTTCCAAGCAGATCTAACTCTTCAGAAAAAGATTTATGCTAAAGACAAATACAATTTAATTTTCAGAACAGAATTATATAACATCTTTAATAATGTAAATTTTACAAATCCTCCAGCACAATTACCAAATGCAATTCCATCCAGAATTGGTCAGTCTAATACACTACAACCCGGTCAATCTTACAATGATGTAACAAAGGGAGCTGTATTTGGAACGATACAATCAACACTTGATAAAACTGTTGGTCTAGGAACTTCAAGACAACTACAGTTAAGTCTAAGACTAAATTTTTAATTTTAGTGGTTATAGAATACATTCACTAAAAACCACAAGAAGGAATTCATGATGAAATACAAAAACTATTGGAAAGAACAGATTGAAGATATTCTTTATATGCTTAAAGATAAGTATATTCTGGTATTGGATTGGGTTCGTTTCAGAACATGTAGAAGATATCATATCGTAAATACTGGGTTGGAGCCAGGTTATTATGACACCGACACTCGTATGTTACATGTTAATTTTAATCTTCTTGTTGATTTCGTTGAGATCGAAAAAGCATGGATGAATACATGGACTGATAGATCTAAGTATTCAAAATTATCTTGGTTCGACAAGAAATTTCGAAGATTTCGTTCTCCAGAAGATGGTATCGAATATTTGAATTGGAAGATTAATCAAACTGAATTAGTGCATCAAGCTAAAGCAGCAAAAGAAGTTCTAGATCTTTATACTTGGTGGAAAGAAACACGACCAAATAGACCAGATCCATATGTTGAAGCTAATTATTATGAAGTATTTAAAGGCAAAACTCTCAGAGATGATCTTGTTGAAGTCCAACGTGATGGAGAAACATATTATACTTTAAAACGGTCAACCAAACAAGAAAGACAAGTGTTTAAAACAATCACAAAGATTGAAGCTAAATATGATAAAGAAGACGAACAAATGTTAATTCGTCTTATTAAGATTAGACGATTTCTTTGGACATAGATATGGATAAACAACTTATACAACCAATATTAGATGCATGTGTAGCTTGCGGTATTAAATGTGATTTTTTAAAAAAAGCGATAATATCCAATGCATATAAAGAGTGTGGTTTAATCCCAAAAGAAGAAAATCTAAATTATTGTAAAACAGATAATTCTAGAATCAAATCTATATTTGGTTCTAGGGTTTATCGATTGTCAGATTCAGAATTGTCAAGAATAAAATGCAATCCACAAGAATTTGCTGAATTGATTTATGGAAATACCAATGTTATTGGTAGGGGAATGGGTAATGTTAATCCAGGAGATGGTTGGACTTATCGTGGGAGAGGATACATCCAATTAACTGGTAGATCAAATTATAAAACGTATGGTGATCTATGTGGATTCAATATTATCCAAGATCCAGATCTGTTGGTAACTGATAGAAATATTTCTGCAATTATTTCTGTTAAATTTGTATTGGTTGGATTATCTGGAAAAATACAATTCACAAATCAAGCCGATGCAGATAGAGCAGTAACACAAGTAATTGGTGGCAGAGGACTTAATCTAGATTCCGGATATGGTGCGTCTCTGCTTGCAAAAGTAAATGACTTCTCATCTAAGATACAAATTACTTGACAAATAACAAATAATATAGTATAATTAGTAATATGAAATATTATACTAATGTTCAATCTTGGGGAAATACTTTATATGTTCGTTATGTTGAGGACAGGAAGCGAGAACAAGATAGGATAAATGATTTTCATCCTAGAATCTGGATTCCTGCCTCTTCACCAAATACAGTATCGGAATTTAAGAACTTAGATGAATATCCTGTTATTGAATTTGATGCTGGGAATGTAAAAGAAACAAGAGAATTTATCGCACGCAATAAGGATGTTGGTAATTTCTCAGTATATGGTAATATACAACCACAATATCAATGGATATCACAAAACACTAACAGTGATATACAATGGAAAACCGAAGATATTGTGGTTGCATATATAGATATCGAATGTACTTGTGAGAATGGATTTCCTTCTATTTCAAATGCCATTGAAGAAATTAATGCCATTACAATTAAATTTTCTAATCTAGAGAAAAAGATTGTATTGGGATTTGATCATTTCACAGGAAATTTGACCGATGCGATATATCTTCCTTGTGAATCTGAAGAGATATTACTAGAGAAATTCTTGAAGGTTTGGAAATCGAATTATCCTGATGTTGTTTCGGGATGGCACGTTAAATTCTTCGATATTCCCTATCTAATCAATAGAATTACACGTGTATTTGGTGAAGCCAAGGCAAAGAATCTTTCGCCATGGAAAATCTTACGTGAAGAGACTATTGAAATTATGGGTAAGAAAGTCCAGACATATGATATGTTCGGTATCTCTGTTCTTGATTATCTAGATCTCTATAAGAAATTCACTTACTCTGCTCAGGAATCTTATAAATTAGATTATATTGCTTCTGTTGAACTTGGTGAAAATAAATTAGATTATTCTGAGTATGGTTCTCTTCACCTTCTTTATAAAGAAGATTATAATAAATTTCTCGAATACAATGCGAAAGATGTGGATTTAGTTGTTTCTCTTGAAAATAAGATGAAATTAATCGAGTTGGCTATGACTATGGCTTATGACGCAAAAGTCAATTTCGATGACGTATTCTCTCAAATTAGAATGTGGGATGTTATTATTTACAATCATCTACTTTCAAGAGGTTATGTTATTCCTGAAAGACAAGAATCAATTAAAGAAGAAATTGAAGGAGCTTATGTAAAAGAACCCAGACCTGGATTCTATAATTGGGTAGTTTCTTTCGATTTACAATCGCTGTACCCTCATCTTATTATGGGCGGGAATTTTTCTCCGGACACAATTATAGATAAGATTATTCCTGGTATTTCTGTAGATAAATTGTTATCTAAGGAGATAGATCTATCAGATTTAAAGAAAAATAATTTCTCAATGTCTGCGACAGGACAATTGTATCGTAGAGATAAGGATGGATTTTTGACACAGCTCATGTCCTGGATGTTCGAACAACGTAAGATTTATAAGTCAAAAATGATTCAAGCGGAAAAAGATTTAGAATCCGCAAATAAGACTGGTGAAGATACTAAGCAAATTCTGAATGATATCTCAAAGTATAAGAATCTGCAGATGGCTAAGAAGATTGCATTGAATTCAGCTTATGGTGCAATTGCCAATAGATATTTTAGATTCTCAGATAAGAGAATTGCAGAATCAATTACTGTATCTGGCCAATTGGCTATTCGTTGGGTTTCTAATAGATTGAATGGATATCTAAGAAATATATTAAAAACGAATAAAGATTATGTTATCGCAATAGATACGGACTCGGCATATTTAGATCTTCAAGATCTAGTAAACAAATTCTTTCCCAATAAGACTAACGAACAGACAGTTGATCTTCTAGATAAAATATGCAAAGAACAACTTCAGAAAATAATTAATGATTCTTATGAAGATCTAGCTGATTATCTAAATTCATACTCACAGAAAATGATTATGAAGAGAGAATCGATCGCCGATCGTGGTATTTGGACGGCAAAGAAAAGATATATGTTAAATGTTTATGATTCAGAAGGAGTAAGATATTCAGAACCAAAAATGAAAATCATGGGTATTGAAGCTGTTAAATCTTCAACTCCAAAATTTTGTCGTGGTAAAATTAAAGAAGCAATTAAAATTATCATGAAATCGAATGAGTCTGATTTGCGTGAATATATTGATAATGTAAAAAAAGAATTTCTTTCGCTTTCTCCAGAAGATATTGCATTTCCCAGAGGTGTTAATAATCTAAAAACATATTCATCTAATATTTCTATCTATACAAAAGGAACTCCAATACATGTAAGAGGTTCACTTGTTTACAACAATCTCTTGAAAAAGAATGATCTTCTAAAGAAGTATACTGAGATCCACGAAGGAGAAAAGATTAAATTCTTGTATCTTAAAGAACCGAATATGATTCGAGAGAATATAATTTCTTTCAATTCAATTCTTCCTCCGGAACTTAAATTACATGAATTTATAGATTACAATTTACAATTTCAAAAGACTTTTATAGAACCTATTTCTACTATTTTAGATGCAATTTCTTGGTCATTAGAAAACAAATCAACTCTTGATTCGTTTTTCGACTAAATATTAAACACAGGTAGCTCCTGTATCAAACAGCAAAAGGAAACAAATGAGTAAACTATTAGACAAATTACAAAAAGCAGGATCTGTAAAAAACGCAGAGATCTTATCCGAATCATCGTTCTTCAATATTAAAGATTGCATTAGCACCGAACTTCCTATCTTAAATATTGCATTTTCTGGAGATCTGAATGGTGGTCTAGTTCCAGGTTTAACTGTAGTTGCCGGACAATCAAAGTCATACAAGACACTTCTTTCTCTTTATTGTATGAAGGCTTACTTTGATAAGTATGAAGATTCCGTAGCACTTCTCTATGATTCTGAGTTTGGTATTACACCAGAATATCTTGAGATGTATGGAATCGACGCTTCTAGAATCATTCATATTCCAATCGAACATATCGAACAACTTAAATTTGATATAGTCAAACGATTGAATGAAATACAACGTGGTGATAAAGTATTCGTCATGATTGATTCATTAGGATCGCTTTCTTCTAAGAAAGAAGTAGATGATGCTGTTGATGAAAAATCAGTTGCAGATATGACCAGAGCAAAATCGATTCGATCATTGTTGAGAATCATTACTCCCCATCTTACTATGAAAGATATTCCTTGTCTTGTAATAAATCACGTTTATGCTACAATGGAGCTCTACTCTAAAGCCGTCGTTGGTGGTGGTACATCAGTGACATATTCTGCAAATCAGATTTTTATTGTAACACGCACACAAGAAAAAGATGGTACCGATCTAGTGGGTTATAATTTTACTATCAACATTGAGAAATCTAGATTCGTAAAAGAGAAGAGTAAATTAACATTTCAAGTTAAATTCAATGACGGAATTAGTAAATATTCTGGATTGATGGATCTCGCTTTGGAATCGGGACATGTAATCAAGCCAAAAAATGGATGGTACCAAAAAGTAGGAGAAGATAAGAATTATCGATTAGATGCCACAAATACTGAAGATTTTTGGGAATCTATTATGCAAGATAAAACTTTTCAAGATTATGTTATCTATAAATTTAAGTTATCTAATAAGATTGTAGAAGATGAAACAACGGAAGAATATGCAGAAGAGGACTAAGTCCTCTTTCTTTTGGAGATATAAATGAAAAATACTAAACAAAAAGAAGAATCATATAAGATAGTACCATTTTCAGATATGAAAGCATCGTTCTTTATTACAGAACACAACAATAACGAAAAGATATTATTGAGATTAGATGAAGGAAAACATAAAGAAACTATTATAGAAATAACAGATATAACTTGTGAAGAAGAAGATTCTTCTATATTGACGTTTGATATGACAGTTGTGTACTCTCCCAATAATGTATCCAGTAATGATAAAACTCTGATTCAAATTGTCAAGAAATTAATTAAGAAGATATTAGAATATGCTATTTTGCATGCAAATGATTCCCAGTTGACTAATATTACAAAATAAGTTATAATTGTAATATGATAAAGAAATCAATTTACAAAAAAAATATTGGGTCTAGGTCTAGGTCTGAGTCTGGGTCTTGGTCTTGGTCTGGGTCTGGGTCTGGGTCTGGGTCTTGGTCTGGGTCTAGGTCTAGGTCTTGGTCTGGGTCTGGGTCTTGGTCTTGGTCTGGGTCTAGGTCTGAGTCTTGGTCTAGGTCTAGGTCTGGGTCTAGGTCTAACTAAAAATATGATAAAGAAATCAATTTACAAAAGAATTATTTGGTCTAGGTCTGGGTCTTGGTCTTGGTCTTGGTCTAGGTCTAGGTCTAGGTCTGGGTCTTGGTCTAGGTCTGAGTCTAGGTCTGAGTCTTGGTCTAGGTCTAGGTCTAGGTCTTGGTCTAGGTCTGGAAATTAATTATTCTAGATTATTCAAGATAAATGGAAATATGTTAACAACAAAAAGAAAATCTATTAGATTGAGATTTAATTCCAAGAAGAGGTTCTTCTCCGGTCTCCATAGATGCGGAACCTCTTCGAGTATCTTCTTATCTTCTAAGTCTGGCCAATCTAATCATTATCTATCATGGATTACCGACAGTAGATATCGATATGGTTCTAAATCCGGGACATCCAATTTATGATTCACAAATTAAGAAAGAAATCAGAATATATATATTGGACTCGTTTATTTTCTGGATCATGGAGTGGAATTGGAAATTCACGCAGATCGGGATCCTGGTCTTGGTCCGGAGAGATACCCAAATCAGAATCTTGGTCTGCAAATTTATCTTCTTCAGGCTCAGGTTCAGACTCTAATTCTTGGTCGTTATCACAGGAGAAAACTAATTATGAAAATTGAACATTTGGTTTTAAAGAATCTCTTACATAACGAAGAATATACTAGATCAGTATTACCCTTTCTAAAGTCTGAATATTTTTCGGATCATAATGATAGAAGTATATTTAAATTCATTAATTCGTTTGTCACAGAATATAATAAACAAGCTTCCGTAGAAGCTATTAAGATTATGACTTCTGAATCTAAGAAGATTAAAATTGAAGACTCAGAAGTAATATCTAATCTATTAGATTCTTGGTCGAAGAATGAGCAAACTGATTTAAAATTCTTGATCAAACAGACTGAATCATTTTGTAAAGAAAAATCATTGCATAATGCAATCTTAGATTCTATTAAGATTATATCTGATGAAAAAGATACTAGAGATAAAGGTTCTATTCCTGAAATTCTTAAAGAAGCTCTTGCAATTACATTCGATCCATCAGTTGGTCATGATTTTGTTTCTGATGCAGAAACAAGATTTGAATTTTATCATAAGAAAGAAGAGAGAATTCGTTTTGATATCCAGAATTTAAATCTTATTACTGGTGGAGGACTTCCGAGAAAAACGCTAAACTTAATTCTTGGTGGTGTTAATGCTGGAAAAACTTTGGCGATGTGTCATATGGCAGCTTCTAATGTTCTTGATGGTAAGAATGTTTTGTATATTACATGTGAAATGGCTGAAGAAAGAATCGCCGAGAGAATTGATGCGAATCTATTGGATATTACCTTAGATACTCTAAAACAAATTTCTAAGAAACAATTCTTATCACTAATTAATAAGTTAGAAAGTCGAACACCAGGCAAGTTGGTTATCAAGGAATATCCAACTGGTTCAGCCAACGTATCACACTTCAGATATCTTCTACATGAACTTGCTCTAAAGAAGAAGTTTATTCCAGATATTATCTATATTGATTATTTGAATATTTGTGCTTCTTCAAGAATTAAGAATAACGGTCAAGTAAATTCTTATATGTTGGTTAAGTCTATTGCTGAAGAAGTTCGTGGTCTTGCTGTAGAAGCTAATCTTCCGATCGTATCCGCATCACAATTTACGAGATCTGGAGCGTCTGATTCTGATGCTGGTATGGGTGATATTGCAGAAAGTTTCGGCGTCGCCGCCACTTGCGATTTCATGATTGCTCTAATTAATACAGAAGAATTAGAAAAACTTGGTCAGTTGATGATTAAACAGTTGAAGAATAGATATAATGATGTGACTAAGAATAAGAAATTCTTGGTTGGTATTGATAGATCTAAGATGAGATTATTTGATATCGGTGATATTCAGATTGATGGAGAAGGTGGTATTCAAGATCCTTATCAGGATAATAATTATGGTGAATTTGATTCAGGATATGGTTCTTCGAAATATAAGAAGAACTTCGATAATTTCAAATTCTAATAAATATATGTATGTTATTTAAAGAATTTTCTAATCATATAGTAGAATTACAGCGAAATCTTTCAATCACGAAAGATTTCGCTAAATCAACACGAGATTTTCCAAGTTCACAAGAATATGCAACAATATATAGTGAATTTGATAAGCCTCTTTTGTTTAAAACAAAAGATGATATTATTATAGAAGTCAGATATTTTACAAAGGGGCCAGTAACATACATAACTAATTGGGTTATGGTCAACAAGACCCCAAGATGTATTGGTATGTTGCATCTATACAAGAGACCAATATATAATCGGTACGGATATGATTTTTATGAGATCATCAATTCATATTTGAAAACAGAATATATTGGAAAAGGAATTATGCCTACAACATATATGGGATTGATAAAGAGGGGAATCAATCTTGCAGCATTAGATACTCAATCTGCTGGTGCAAGAAAGATGTGGAAGAATTTATATGGAAGAGAAGGAATCAAGATTTGGGCAATACTTGGCGTCAGATTATTTGTATCCAAAGAGTTACAAAGAACAAAAGATGATTTTATAGAATCTATTTCTTTGTCAGATAAACTTACTTCTATTCCAGAAAATCCTGATGAATTGTCTGCAGTGTTTATGACTCCAGATGGAGTTGAATCCGTCGAATCTGTTTATGTTGACACGGAAGGATATGAAGAATATGAGTCTTTATTGATTATGACAAATACTAATTCCAAGTTAGATAACGATTTAGAATTAATGATGAATTATGAACAATTCTCTAATGAGAAGAATCTATTTAACGCACTTCAGAAAATGTTATTACAAATAAAGAAATAGGGGCCAGCGGCCCCTTTATTTTTCTAAGCGAATGAATTTCTTAAACTTATACCAATTAGAACTTTCATACAATTCGCAAGTACGGTGAGGATCTTCATATAAGAAGAACTTTGATAATTTCAAATTCTGATAAAATAGTCAAGAATATATTTTTATAAATAATTATGGGGAGAAAGTGTTCGCTTTCTCCCATCTGAACACACAAACTACTTGGGAGGTAGCTTATATGTCTAAAACTATTTATAAAGACCCAGCCAGATTCTATGTCTATGCTTTTCTAAGAGAAGATGGGACTCCATATTATATTGGAAAAGGTCAGGGTAACAGAGCCTGGTGTAAGAGACGATTTCGTCCTGTTGAATCTTCTAGAATATCTATTCTCTTCGAAAATCTGTCAGAATCAGAAGCCTTCGACGAAGAAATAAGACTAATACAGTTTTATGGTCGAAAAGATCTAGGAACAGGAATCCTGAGAAATAAGACCGATGGCGGGGAAGGGGTGTCTGGTTATAAATACACTCCGGAAGCACTAGACAAAAGGTCTGGAGAAAAGTCTCCTATGTATGGAAAAACTGGAGAAAAGTCTCCTAGGTATGGAAAGAACCACACTCCAGAAACCAAAGCCGAAATATCTGCTGCACTACTAGGTAAAAGAAAATCTGAAATTCACCGTAAGAAAATGGGTTTATCTAAATTGGGCAATACATATGTCGTCGGACAAAAAAGAACCGATAAACAGAAAAAAAATATGTCTGAATCTAAATTGGGTTCTAAAAATCCTTCTTTTAATAAAAAACAATCTGAAGAAACGAAGAAAAAACGGTCCGCCTCTTTGATAGAAAATAAAAATAAGAAAAATAATAAGGGAGGGAAGTGGTATAATGATGGGACAAAAAATATATTTATTAAAGTAAAGGATCTAGAACATATCGACGATACAAATCATTTACTTATTCCAGGACGAATTATTAGTTTGAAACAAAAATCTCAAATGGTAGAAACTAGAAAAAATAATCGTCTTTCTCGTATTTCAGATAACAAAGTCTAATATTTTTTCTAATTTTTTAATATCCATATTTTTAAAATAATCTATTGTATTTTTCAATTTATTATCTTTTTTCATAAAAAGGGCAGATGAAATATGTTTGTAGTATTGATTAACAGTTAAAGCAAATTCTTTCCTATCAATGATGTGTTTTGTCATCGACCATCCATTGTCTATTTCTTGGCATAATAAATGAATAGACGCATCTAAATTATTAAATTCATTTCGAAATTCCGTATGATATGATAATAGCTCTTCCGAATCTCCTGATTTCCAAAGATTTAGTAAGCTGCGGCGAACGTTACCAGAATTCAGATGATGAATCAAAACATACTTCTCTGACTTAACTTTGATTCTATTATAGTTCTTATCAACTAGAACGAAGCCTTCTTGTTTAGAAGGATCGAGTTCTTTTGCTGCAATTAAGATCTCATCGATAGTATTCATATCATATGATCGAACCACATCGAAGATATCTTTGTACAAAGAAACTGGAAACTCTTGACCAGTATTATTATCACGAACACCAATTAGAGTTAACTTGCCTTCGTTATTCAACTGAGAAGTAACTACACGATTATACTTTGAAGTCAATTCAAACATATATGTATTTCTAGGATCTAGATCAGAAACAGAATACATTTGTTGTTTGAAGGTTTCCCAGAATAACTCAGCGAATGTGAACGAATTATCACCGATAGTACCATTCGCATCAGGAGAACCTTTGGTGGCAACATTCCATTTACCAAGATAATTGTATAGGATCATTAATGATCCGTCAATCTTTTCTTGTGCTACAAAGGAAGACCAATCAAAGTTAACTTCAGTGACATTCTCGCCCCAATTAAAGAATCGATCGAAAGGACGAGCAACTACCGACCAAGAGGCATCACGATCCAGGATAATACCACGAGATTCTCGCACGATCGGATGATCTTTGATCTTCGAAGATTCAATCTGATCATAAGTGAATTGGTACAGATTTGGATATTGATTGTGTTGTTTAGAATACACACCATATTCGCTTGACAGACGAAGCCTATCGCCAAAATTCGTGTTCAGAAATTTTTGCAATTCTAGCATAACTACTCAAAGCCTCAACTTTCACCAGATCAAAACATTCCGGAATTTCGTTTTGTTCTAAGATAGATCCACCATTATCCCAAGCATCTTCTTCAGTATGATCGTAACCATATTTATTCCAACAGATAACATGACCAATTTCGTGAATCAACACACATAATAGTAAATCGTAACGATCATATGATTCGGTGTATAAATCTATTATTGTCCAATCATCTTCAATAAATACACACCCATCAACGAAGAAATCGATCTTCTCAAATAATGATTCTTGTTCTTCATTTACAAATATAGTAATATCCGATACATTCAATTTGGTTTTTGCATAATCACAATATTTGAGAAAGATCGATTCCCAGATCATATTTCGAAGTATTTGGTCAAAAATAATGTTTGGCCCAGCCACGTTCAGATTCGATTAAATCAACACGATATTTAATATTGATTGTTTGTTTCATTTCTTTCTCCGAAGACGATGTCGATTCTACAGACCCAACAGTTCTTTTTCTTCTTTGGTTAACTTAGCAAGAGCAGCATAGATCTTTCGATTCTTCTCTTTCTCGTACTCTTCTTTCAGGCGAATTTCTTCGAGATAATCATTCATTCTTTGGATTTCGAAGATCACATCAAAATCATAATCATTGGGTAAGACAATCGGAAGAAAGAATGGAGAATCATATACAAGATCAGTGAAGGAATATACTGCTTCGTGCTTGTTTACTTCGTAATTAGGAAGCTTCGAGAAGACGAACACGAAATCCAAAAGGATGGTTGGATACTGATTCTTCAATTCAAGCCATTCATTATCATTTCGAATTTGCTCTTCAAGAGCCAATCGTTCACGTTTTTCTTTAGCGGTTTCTCTCTTCTTCATATAACCATTATACCTTATTGGAGATCCGAATCAAAGTTTTTTGTAAATTATATTCCGTTTAAAATGAATGACTTGCAACAAGTCATTGAAAACAAAGAGAATATTCTTCGGAAGAATATCTCGTTTAGAATCAACGATTTACCGTAAGTTATTGAAAATAAAGAGAATATAGTTCTGAAAAAACTTTGATTCAGACGAAGGATACGGTATACTGAATGTATGGAAAAGCTTACTGCTGATGAGTATCGCCAAATGGCTGCTCGCAATATCCAGGATCGTGAAGATTCTTTCGATCGGTGCGATACCGATGGGTTTCTTTCACAATGGGCTTCTGGTATCAGCTCGAATCTGAATCAAACTTTAGCTGAATTGGCGGATGCTGGTTGGGTTTCTTCGTTTCCTGGTCTGTTCAATGCCAAGACTGGTGAACGAGTTCCTGCTAAGATCATTCAAGTTCGTGATCGATATCGTGGTTTCGGGAAGTCGTTCCGTTCAGTTTGGGCGATTGTTGATCCTAAGACCGATAAATTTACTGGTATTTTCCTGCCTGTTGGTGAAAATTCTAGGAAACAGAAGCAGCTTGGTTTCGTAGAAAAACAAGAAATGGCTCCAGCTTATGCCAAGATCACTGGTTCTGGTTATGGTCTTTCAGGTTCTGCTTGGGTTATCGTCTATCGTACGGATGGCGGATATCCTCGTGAAATGCGTCAGAACATGACTCGTGATGAAGTTGTTGAGTATATCCTTCAGAATAAGTCAGAAAAGCTCCAACTCTATTCGACTTTGAATAAGGTTTCTGGTTCCGGAAAAGAGTTCGTTCGGTTGTCGTTCAAAAATGGCTCTTGTGATCTGAGTCTTGATGTCTATGGTCCGAAGTTTATTCTTGGCAAGTGCCAGATTGATGCTTATGGGCGTCCAGTCTTCAACTCTGTAGACGATGCTCTTGATTATATCAATCGTATTAATCCGGAAGCGAATCGATAATGTCACAATCTAAACGAATAGAAGCATTAAAACAAAGAATGATTGTTGTTCTCAACAAAGAACAACATACAATTGATTCTATCACATCTGCGGGTGTTTGGGATGTATATTTTGAATTGAAATCTGGTTGCGCAACTGAAGATGAACAAAAGAATGCTGCAAACTTACTTGAAAAATATAACATCTTATTAAATATGCTCATAGAAGCAGATAAATTTAAAGAATCGATTACGTTCAACAAAGAAACAGATAAGTATGTTTATAGGGGAAACGAATACGATTCTTTATACAGTTGTATTCTTAAAGAAACACGAAATGCATTTGGATGTGGAACGTGGAATCATGTTAATCAGAATTTAGAAAAGGATCTATAGAGAAAATTATGCCTTCAGTTTGGTTAATTAGTGACACCCACTTTGGTCACGAGAAAACATGTACAGTATTTAAGAGGGAAGACGGGTCGCCGATGCGACCGTTCTCTTCGGCCGGAGAAATGGATGAATATATGGTTGAAGCTTGGAATGCAAGAGTCAAACCAAATGATAAGATCTATCATCTAGGCGATGTTGTCATTTCTAGAAAGAACCTTAAAATTTTATCTAGACTGAATGGAGATAAGATCTTGATTCGTGGCAATCATGATATCTTCAAGTTGTCGGATTACACAGAATATTTTCGTGACATTCGTTCGTATCATGTGATGAATGGTATGATCTTGAGTCATATTCCAGTTCATAATGAATCGCTTGGTAGATTTGGATGTAATATTCATGGCCATCTCCACGTCAATAATATTCCAGATATTAGATATCATAATGTCTGCGTCGAACACACTGAGTATGCACCGATTCTTTTCGAAGAAGTCTGTGCTAAAATTAAATCAGAAGGCGGAACTGTCGGGTTCAAGTTGACTAGAACAATTGAATAAGGTATAATAAATTATGGCAAAACCTTGGATTCACGCAGTATCTTCTGCTAAGAAGTTTGGTGGTGTTCCAGAAGATTATTTTGATATCCATAATCTGATGGATTCGTCGAAGGGTGCGATGTCAGATAATCGTCATCGTGCATTAACTCATAATTCTTGGTTTCTTTCAACTATCTTAGAAAAAATATTTGGGGTGAATATCAAAAATTCTGATGGTCGGAATGTATCTGTCAGGGATATTGGTGAGCAACATATCCTAGAGGATTTTGGTAATCGATATATTCCAAATGCTTCTGATTATTTGGAAGAAATGGAATATAGATCTTGGATGAATGCTGGTAAAGACACTGTTCCTTCTTCTCACAAGAAAATTGCAAAAACTGTAACTAATAAAATGAGGATTGATTAATATGACTAAGAATGAATTTATTGCAAAGATTAATGAATTTAAGGTAATTCGTGACGAACATATGAAGATGTTACGAGATAACGCAAAGAGTGTATTTGGTGATATCACAAAAGATATCTTCAATGACAATCCACAATTGAATTCATTTTCTTGGAATCAATATACACCTTATTTCAATGATGGTGACACTTGTGTATTTGGTGTTAATCGAGATTATTATAGATTCAATAACTCTTGTGATCATGTTGATAACTGGACTTTGAATAACGAACAATATAGTAAAGAGATTGATCTTGAAGATCTTTCTTTCGATTCGATCGATTCAATAAAGAAGGCATATAATGAAGTAGACGAACTTCTATCTATGTTTGAAGATGAAGATCTTCGTCAAATGTTTGGTGATCATGCAGAGATTAATGTATATCGTAATGGTCAAATTGATGTGGATGAATATTCACACGATTAACACACAGTGTACATTTGAATATTTCCTGACACCAGATCAAAAATTGAATGAGAATCCAGCTGGTGTCAGGTTAATACATTTAACAACGGGTCTTGTTATAGATTCGTTTTCTACCAAAAATAGAATTACAAATAAGAATATTGCTATTGAGGAATTAGAAAAGACTATGGGCATTTTCAGTGAAACGGCAGAAGAGATGGTTTGGGAAACACAAGACATTGGTATAATGATGGCACAAATAATTATTTGATATTTGAGACTGAATCTTTTGGATTGGTGAGAGGAAGACTAATAAATAAAAATTGAAATCGTTGATCCGATTCAACAACTGTGCAAGACCTGGGGGCGGAACCCAGCAGGTCCACCAAAGTATACTCGCTCGACCTATGAAGTTGAGTCCTACACCAAACGTATGATATCTGCGGGGATATTGACAAAGAGTATACTTTGGTGGGCCTGAATCAGTATCGATTGGCAGGAATAGATGAGAGTAGATTTCTGGTAGACGACTACCATAACAGCGTAAACTATAAACGCAAATACTAACGTATTAGTAATGTCTGCTGCTGCTTAAACAGCATAAGACTGGGTTCGCCGCCACCTGGAAACAGAAGGCGGCATTTTCACATATACCAATAAATAGTTTCAGGAGGATCATGATGATCTTAAACTCTAGAAATCTGTCTGGACCAGCAAAAGAATTAGAAGATAAATTGAATAATGTTGTTGTTGGTCAAGAAAAAGCCATAAGAGAATTGGCGATATCTACACAAAAGTTCTATAATGGTTTATCTGATCCAACTCGACCTATATCTTCTTTCTTCTTTGCTGGTAAAACTGGTTGCGGGAAAACGAAAGTAGCAGAAGAATTGGCTAAGTTTTTTGGTGTTGATAGGTTTCTTAAAGTAAATTGTGGTGAGTATCAACAATCTCATGAGCTTGCCAAATTAATTGGAGCTCCTCCTGGTTATATAGGACACTCGGAAACCAAAGCATTCTTCAACAAAAAAGATGTAGAAGGAGTTGTTCCGAATGTCATTCTATTCGATGAGATTGAGAAAGCTACAGATTCTCTATTTAATCTACTTCTTTCTATATTAGATAAGGGAGAAATTAGATTGGGAAATAATGATTCTGTGAATTTCAGAAATTGTTTCATTATATTCACATCAAATATTGGTGTTGAGGAGTATGTGCAAAGATCTAAAACGATAGGATTTGTTAACAAAGAGGTCGACGAAGAAGAAGAATTGTCTCTACTAGATAAATCGATGAGATCAAAATTTAGACCAGAATTCTTGAATAGAATTGATGTGACAATTAAATTCGAAACATTAACACCAGAACATATGAAAAAGATTCTGGAACTACAGTTATCTGATATCCAATATAGAATATTATCGTCTAAGATGAATCTAAAGAAAATCTTTTTTGTTATGGAAGATAAGACAAAAGACTGGTTGATAGAAAAAGGTTTTTCCGAAGAATATGGTGCAAGAAATTTGAAGAGAGTTATTTCTAGCAAAATTGAAATCCCGTTATCTTGCGTTCTTTCTGACGAACGATTACAATCCGGAGATGTTGTTCTTATAAAGATAGTAGAAGATCAGGAAGATTTACTCTTCGAAAAAACCAAAACCAACAAAATGAAAAAATATAATATATCTATGAATATTTAATCTATAGATATCTTAGTGAAACCATTTACCTTAGAGAATCTATAGATTCTCTCAAATTTATCTTGAATTCCATCACTTCTATGCGAAATAACAAAGGTATTAGTTTGTTCTTTACTAGAAGATAAGATTTTCAAGAAATCATCAATACCCAGAGCATCCAATGATGAATCAAGAATTTCATCAAGAATCAACAAATTAGTATTTGCAGCATTCTTCATCTTTGAAATTTCTCTCCAAGTAAAAAGGATAGCAAGATCGATTCTTAATTTCTCGCCTTCAGAGAAGGAATGATAAGTAAAATTCTCTTTTGATTTATTCTTGATGACTTCATCGAAGTTTTCATCAAGTGAAAAGTTGACATAGAAGTCCATTAATTGTAGATACTTGTTGATAATCTTATTCATTACTGGAAGATAATGACGAATAATTTTCGTTTTGATTCCATCATCTTTCAAAAGAATTGCTGCAATGGATTGTAGGTGTTGTTGATTTAGAAGAGTATCACGTTCTTCATTCAGAGTTTCCAATTCCTGTTCTAAGATTGTCTTTTCTTCTTCGATCTTCTTTACATCTTCAATCTTCTTAACTCTTAAATCATTAATCTGTTTTGATAACTTACCGATATATTGTGTAATAGAATCAATTTCAAATTGTCTCTTTGTTATTTCTGTCTTTCTTTCTTTAATCTCTTCTATATTTTTGTTAATTTCTTCTATCTCGATAGATATACTATTAATCTCAGAATTACAGGACGATATGGCATCATTATATTTGGTTAATTCTTTTTCTTTAGATGATAATGTAGTTGATTTAAATTCTTCTGGAATAGATTGTGTACAAGTTGGACAAGAATCATTTGTATTGAAGAATTTAATTTCTTTCGACAGATTCTTCATCTTTTCTTTAAAAGTTACAGAATAATGTGTAAGATTGGATATCTTAGAAGTAAGGGTACTGATTTTTGAATCATTAACAATGATCTCTTGAATCTCTTTATTCAATTTATCTATAGCCAATTCTTTTGCAATTACTTGCAATTCATTTCGTCTCATTTCAGCATCGATATCTGTGATTGATTTGTCAATATCTGATGTTGAATTCGAAATTAGATTCTTATGTATCTTCATCTTTTCTTTAGATAGATCTAGTTTATAAGAAGTTCCATTTATTTCTTCTTTTGTCTTAGACACTTTTGTTTTAAGAAGAGAATTCATCTTAGAGAAGATATCAATATCCAAAAGATTTTCAACGATATTTCTTCTATCTACTGGATTCAACTTCATAAATGGCATGTAAGTTGCGTTTCCAATAACGACAATCTGAGTGAATGTTTTATAATTCATCTTCAAGATATGATTTTCCAGTAATTCTTGATAATCTCTTGAGATTGCATTCTGATCTATTAACTTGTTATTTGTAAAGATTTCGAAAATATTTGGTTTCATACCACGACGTATTAGGTATGAATCTTTATTGATTTTAAAGTTAATTTCAACAAGTAAATCTGAGTTATTTGTAGAATTAATTAGTTGTGGTTTGTTGATTTTTCTGAAAGGTTTACCGTATAGAACGAAAGTTAATGCGTCAAGAAAAGTTGATTTTCCTTCACCATTTTTTCCGATGCAGAGATTTGTTTTCACACCATTGAATATTATTTCATTAAATTTATTTCCGGTTGAAAGAATATTTTTATATTTCATTTTTTCAAATATAATCATGATTTTATTGCCTCGGTATATAAATCTGATAATAATGTTTCTAATTCTCGCATTTTACTATCATCAGGTATTAAATCTACATAATCTTCGATAGAAGATTTTAGAAGAGAAAGAGTATCTTCTGATAGTGAAGCGACTTCTTCTGAATCTTCAATGTCTAGATATTGTTCAGCATAAACTACAGAATAAGGATTCGATTCTGTTAATCGATCACAAAATCTATCGAAAAATACTGGGTTTGTTTTAGCTTTAATATAAACTTTAATGAAAGTCTTTGTTAATGAATTGTATTTTTTATCAGAATAAAGAACATCTTGAACCTTCTTTGCAGAAGAATCATCATAATATAATTTATTAAATAATTTATAT